AGTCTATTTTATTTAATAGTCTATATTTTGTTCCGTTATTTTCACCGTACCCCCTACGGTTTTTATACCGTACCCCTACGTTATTTTCACCGTACCCCTACAGGAAAAAAAAGAGGGCTCATTTGCCCTCTTTCTTCATGTTACCATATCTCTCTTTATGAGATTGTCCAGCATACTCTATAATCTTCTGAGTATCCTCAGCACTCCAATACTTATAGCCGTTTGGCTCAGTATGAGGAGCCGGGATCAGTCTACCCTCCCCGGCTTCTTCCCTTTGCTCACTTGCTTTATTCCAGAGCTTTATAGTCTGAGTAGATACTCCACAGAGCTGAGATACTTCTGTAGCTGTATAGTGGATTATTCCATTGATAACTTTCATTCCTCAGTCCTCCTCAATAATCTATTTTTATTCCTCATTTATCCCTCATTAGCATAAACCTATATAATATCTTAGCATTAAAGCCTTAATACTGCAATATCTTTCTGAGAATTTCTCCTACATCTACACGGGATCCTTTACCCTCAACTACTCTGTCAAAGAGAGCCCTGTTATCCCTCAGCATCTCTTCAATGCCCTCATCTACTGTATTAGTGGCTACCAGAGATACCACGTTTACTGTATTTGTAGTTCCAATTCTGTGAGCCCTGTCCTCAGCCTGTTTATTCTCAGCATCCCAGTAGCGTTTATCTACAAAGAAAACATAGCTTGCCGCTGTCATTGTAAGACCTGTTCCCATAGCTCCTATAGTTCCTATAGCCACTTTACAAGTAGGATCATTCTGGAACCTATCAACCTCTTTCTGTCTGTCCTCAGGATCTACAGCTCCCACTATATAAGCCGGATTATAGGCTTTTAAGGCTTCTTTATACACAGAGGTAACTTGCTCCCACTGAGAGAAGATTAAAGCCTTATGACCGCTTTCTGTGATTTCCTCCAGCATATCCTTTACTCTCTCTAACTTAGGGTTATCATCCCCAAAGACTCCCCCGGTAAGCTGTCGGAGTCTTACTGTACAGCTCAGAGGGTTAGGGATCTCAAGGATATTCTCCAGATTATCCACGATACCCTGACGGATCTCTTTATAGAGGATTCTCTGTTTTCTTGTCAGTTCAATGTACTCAGTAGTATAAATTTTCGGAGGGAGGTCTAACACTTCCTCTTTCTTTCTCCTCAGCATAACAGTATTAAGCTCTTTATTTAGTTCATCCAGATTTCTGTGAGCAACTACCTTGTAACCATTAAAGCCTCCCATGATACAGTATCTATTTTTGAATTGATAGTAATTTCTCTTTTCCACTCTGAGCCATGTGAGGATATTCCAGAGATCCTCTGCTTTATTCATTGGAGTACCAGAGAGTCCTATCCTGATCTTGCTGTTGAGCTGTCTCACAGATCTACCCTGAGAGCACATACCATTTTTAGCTTTATGGATCTCATCCACAATCACAGCCCCTATAATATCATCCTTACAATCCATATAAATTCTGTCCATGATCTTCTCATTTCTCAGGCTCTCTATATTTATAATTCCAAAGTAAGGACTACCGTAGATCCACTGATCTATCTGTTGGATCCTTTTATCTACTGTCTTTCCATCAATTACAACACAGCTCTCATTTGAGTGTACTGATACCTCTTTTTTCCAGTTATATTTTACTGAGTTTACTCCACAGACTATCAGACATTTACCTATCTCACCTTTCCGGGCTACTGCAATATCAATACTCTCTTTTGTCTTTCCAAGTCCTTGATCGTCTGCAAGTAAAAGATTCTTACACTCATAGCCCTTATTAAAAGCCTCTATCTGATGAGGGAAAGGTTTTGTTTTAAATGGATAGTCAACAATAGGCTTAATATCTTTTAAGCGTTCCTTGATATCCTCAGGAGCCTCATCAGCCTTACTCTCTTCTTTCTCAACTAAGCCCTCCAGATATTTAGCATTTACATTGATATCATCAACCCCAAAGAGATCTACTAAATGCTTAAGCTCACTTGAGGGGATCTCCCACGCCTTTTTATTCGGCACATACCTTTTGTATTTGAGTGATCTCATCTTGTTTAAATAATCTTTGTTGTACCTGTAGGATACAAGAAAAGCATCCTCAAAAAATTCACCTTTTTCCAGTTTCTCAAGTTTAATCATAAAAAAAAACCTCCTTAGCTATTATTTTGAATATTTAGTAATAACCAAAGAGGCATTGAGATTTTAGACAAAACCTGTATAAATTGTTTTATGCGGCTATTTTAATCCCCACATCTACGCTATTTCTTTTATCTGTTTGTATGCTATACCATCTCGGATTGTCAACAAACAGATAAAAGTCTTTCCCTGTGAGTATAGCCCCTCCTATCAGATCAAACTCTAATAGAAAATAATCTTTATTTACTGTGACTTTTGTAAGGTGCTGGTTAAGGAACTCCACCCGGCTCTCATTGAAAGATTGAGTCTGTAAATATTCCTCCATCTCCTTATCTATATTTTGTATCACTTCCTCAATACTTTGTAAATCCTCATTTACTTCCAGTGTGAGGAGTTTATCTTTCAGATCCTCAAGAGTTTTCTCCAGCTCCTTATATCTCTTTGAGTAATCTTCTTTACTTATGATACCATCCATATAAGCATCTGTGAGCTTTTCTTTTCTTGCTGTCTGTTTTCTGATTTCTTCTTTGATTGTATCATCCCCCTGTGAGGCTCTGAGGCGTTCTCTGAGGCTTTCTAACCAGTTCAATAGAGATTTCCTTACCTCCGCTGTATTAACCTCTACAATCTGCTCAGAGAGGGATTGTAGGATACTGTAAAGAGCATTTTCTGAGAATGATTTATTATCACACCCTTTACCCGGAATCTTACCGTACTTAGAATAGCTTGAGCACTTAAATTTAACATAGCCATTTTCTAAAGATCTCCAATATTTAGCCCCACATTTAGCACAGTAGATTTTACCGCTAAAGATACTCTTACCACAATTCCTACCACGTTTCTCATTTTTAATACTCTGTACTTTAGATCCTTTGATCTCCTGTACTCTATCCCAGAGCTCAGGCTCCACAATAGCCGGGACAGCTCCGGGAATATGTACCCACTCACTTTTAGGATTTAGTACAGTCTTTTTTGTATCAAAATCATAATGTCTCTGGTTAATGACGTACACCCCTTTATACTTCTCACTTGATAACATTCTGGAGATAGTAGTAGGATCAATCTCATTTCCTGATCTATTCCTGTATCCCATGTCATAAAGAGTATTAGAGATAGCTCTCAAGCCCTCCCCTGAGACGTACATATTAAAGATCATCCTTACAACCTCAGCTTCTTTCTCATTGATTACCAGCTCACCATTAACTTTATCATACCCTAAGGATCTTGAGTTATTTACTATAGAGATTTTCTCCCCGTTCTTAGCCGCCTCTATTCTTCTTTTGTAGCTGTTGTTGATCTTCTTACTGAGCTCCCTACTGTACTCCTCAGCTAAGATAGCCTTGATCCCGGAGATAAGAGCGTTATCCGGGGAGTAGAAAGTATCCTCAAGGTACATATACAATCTTTTCCCATGAGTAGTAAGGCGGTCTATCCAGATGTACCAGTCTAAAGTATTTCTCTGGAGCCTGTCCTGTGACTTGATAACTACAATATCAAATTTATCATTTTCCAGATCTTCAAATAATCTTCTGTACTCATCTCTCCTCTTTATCTGAGTACCACTTTTGCCCTCATCTACATACTGATCTACCAGTTTCCACCCTTTCTGTAAAATAGCATCTTTACACTCAGCTACCTGTTTCTCCAGAGCGTTAAGCTGTCTCTCTTCCTCTGTAGATACCCTTGCATAAAATACCGCTCTTAATTTCTCCTGTACCATCCTGTTTTCCTCCTGTTGATTAGAATTTGTACAGGTTTGTCATAATATCTCATACTTATTATACATCTTTTTGATACTATGTAAACCCATTACTTATTATTTGAGTAATAACCAGAAATCTCCTGAAATTTAGACAAAAAAAAATAGGGCTATCAGCCCTTACACTGATAGCCCTCTCAAAATAACCCTTTTGGATTATAAGAGTGTCAAATCTGAATTGTTTACCCAACTCATAATACCGCCAAGTAAACACTTACCGGATCCTACCTGAATAACCTTGTATTCTGATCCTTTTACAAAACTTGCAATCTTCTGTCCTGTAGCATAGTGAGTAGCGGATTTATTCACCCTCACTCTACAGCCTACACAAAAGCCTTTTGTACCCGGTAACTTAAGAACCTGTTCCACATAAATGAGATTTTTATTCTTAATGTTATTCAGGTCAACTAATACCTGTACTGTAGTTCCAAACTTGTTAGCAATCTTTGTAAGATTGTCTCCAGATTTTACAGTATAAGTTTTAGCTGTTGTAGTAGCCTCTGTAGGCTTCTTATTTGCCCCTGTATCTGGTTTTTCCGGCTTAGGTGTAGAGTTGTTAGCCTTTGCATATTTAGGTCTTGCAAATCCACGAATATAGCCCCATCCGATAGCTACAGTTCTGTGACCTACAATACCGCCGCTCATGTTACCCTCTGTAGTTTCAAAATTCTTAGATCCTACAGATCTTACAACACCGATATGATCTGAGTACCCGTCATTCGGCTGAGTAGCATCATCCCAGTTAAATACTACGATATCACCAATCTCCGGGGTAATGGTTCCATCTTCAATCCAGATCCCGGCTTTCTTAAAGAGTTTAACGTGTTCTTCAACTCCACACTCAGTACCGCCGATAAGATCCACAGCCCCGGCTTTAATAAATGCCGCTGATACTGTGGTATCACAATAGCTATCATTGTAGCCTACTGCATAGCCACGGGCTAAAGGCTTGTGACTGTTGTACAGATCAATGATAGGCTTGTGAGTGCCTTTTGCTCTGCTAAGCCCTACCCAGCTATCCATGATATCAATAATCTGTTGTGCTGTTACTCCCATTTTGGTTTCCTCCTTTACATTGCTATTCACCTTACTTTTTAAGGTGGTATATACGAATTTCTGACGGGACTTATAAGCCCCTACCTGATTACCTGTATCAGTACAGCAAGCGGAATAAATGTGATCCAGTGTATAAGGCTTTTCAGTCTTACCCAGTACCCTCTTAACTGCACTTAAGCCTCCCTGATGTCTAAAGTTAGCACACATCATAAGAGCCGCCTGATCTGTTACTCCCAGCTTCTCAGCCTCAGTGACATATTTCTCCATCTGTTCTCTAACAAGGCTGTCCTGTATCTCTTTCCCGGCGGCTGAGGAGATGATCTTAACAATAGTCTTAGCCTTTGCTGAGCTTTTCTTTAACTGGTACTTACTCCAATCTGCACTCTTAAGATCTGCCGCAATCTCACCCTTAGAGTCCAACTTTTTGAAAGTATCAGGATCTTTCTCTTTAATTTTCTGGAGGAGTGTCTTAGCCTCCCCAGCAAACCACTGTCCGGCTCCAATGGTAATAGCTGTCTCATTTGAGGAGTTTGTATAGGCTTCTGTGAAATCATCATATCTACAATTTCCGTAAACCTGTCCTCCTGTCTCAACCGCATAAATGATTTTTACCAAAATCTCTAAATTTGTTTTACTTAACATCTGCCCTCACTCCTTTCAGGCAAAAATAAAGAGAGCACCTGTGAAGTGCTCCCCTCATAATAATTACTGTGGATCTGTATAACTCTTTGCTCTTTCACTGTCTCCTAAGCCCTTTGTAGTCGGATCGTTTAATGTATTCCAAACTGATACAGCTACCAAAGAGAGTACATAAGGATTAGATACAGCTCTCACAATGAGCTCCCCTAACTTTCCCCATGTAGTAAGATCCTGAGCTGTTAATCCGGCATATGCAAGAACCGGAGTCAGGATACTAAGTACAATCTGTACCCAGAAAACAGGATTTTTAACTCTTACTTTCAGGTTCATAAAATACCTCCAAAAATCTTATTTACAGTGAGTAATAATCTGAGGAGTATCACTGTAAGTTATCCTCAGATAGATAATAAGGATCACCTCCTACTTTAGCCCCACATATACGGCTAAAGAACCCAACACAATAGTTACTAACCCGGCTACAAGTAACCACTTGAATTTCTCCCACTTATCACTGCCTTTTCCCTCCAGTTTGTTAAGTCTTTCAATCGTATCATTAAGATCCGCTCTCATGTACTTAACTTCTGTGGCAAGCTCTTTGATAGCACCTATGAGATTGTTATTCTCTTTAATCTCCTGATCGTGCTCATCAATTCTTATGGTATTGCTTTTTGCTCTTTGCTCAACTTCTGTAAGTCTGTGCTCAAAGTCAATATCTCTATCCTCCACTCACTGAGATCCTCCTTTCTGTCAGAATAAAAAGGAGGGTAACAAAACTGTTACCCTCAGTCCTAAGGATTCTCTCCTTACTCAGCCAGTTCCGGTAATTCAAGATCAATCAGGATCTCTTTTACCTTGTCCTTAAGGACTGCCGGAACCTCAGCAAATGTTTTCTTACCCTTGATAATCAGAGTAGCATAAATCACAGCCATGACCGTTACCTCCTTTCTTAAGATTGTTTTAAGGATGAGACTGAACAACATCAAGCCTCACCGCCTAAAATCTTTTCTACCTGTTTCCTGAGTCTCTCAGGAACATCCTCCAGAGTCTTTAACCCCTTACGGATCAGATCAGCATAAATCTTAGCCATCTCTCACACCTCCTCTTAAGAAATAATCTGCTCATAAACCTCAGCAAGAGCAAGCTGGAGATCTGTAGCCTGTTGATCCAGAGAATCATTTTTCTCAGCCATGAGCTTGATATACTCATCTTTCTCATAGACTTCCTCTGTCTCAATCTTCCACCCGGTAAATCCCGGCTGATCTTCTGTACCGGGATCCTCAACATGGGTAATACCAGATCTGACAATTACAGTCTCCTCAGTAATCTCCAGAGCTTCAACCTTATCCGCACTGGACATAACATTTGTAAACTTCTCCATGATCTTTTACCTCCCTTTCATAATAGTTTTGCATATATTCTATAAGGGGCTCCATGTACTTTTTAAATAGCCTGTAGCTATCACAGTTTCCAAGCCACCCTTTATAGCTGTTGAATGAACACTACTCACTGTAAGTAGGTGGTATGTTATTTTCCATTTTCTTTCTACAAGCTCTCATTTTCCGCTTAAAATTGATAGCGGTACTCTTCCTGAGTAATGTATACTCTCCAAAGAACCTGTAGCCTACAAAATCAACACCTCTCACTTTTGTAGGGAATATCTGATAATTGCCTTTAATATTTAGGTGTAAATAATCTCTTGTGTAAGCCGTTACTTTTCTATGAATTTCATGTAACTCCTCTTTTGATGAGGCAAAGATAACTACATCATCCATATATCTGTAATTGTGTTTAGTGTGTAATTCTTCTTTAACCCAGTGATCGAAAGAACTGAGGTAAAAATTGCCGCTGTATTGGCTCATATAGTTCCCTATAGGGATCCCTGTGTTAGGATCAACCTCTATCTCTCCAGATAGAGACAACTCAATAAGATCCTCCTCTGTAGCTGTGTTTATACTGTCTGTTATTTCATCCAGTAACCATAGGAGCTCAGGATCTTTAAATACTTTTCTGAATTTCTGTTTGAGGACTTCATGATTTATGGACTGGTAATAGTGGTGGAGATCAATCTTATAACAGTACCGTGTATTTTCCTCATCAGTGATGAGTATTGATGGAACCCACACGGATTTCTTTTTACCGTCTACAATCTTTGTTTTGTAATGCCCTCTGAGATCATCTACTATAGGCTGTATTCCTTTTCCGGGAATTGCACTATATGTATCTGCTGTCATATTTGCCAGTAAGAATGGCTCTATAATTTGTAAGATAGCCCACTGAGCTATCCTGTCAGGGAAAAATGGTAACTTGTACACATCTCTCTTTTTCTTGCCCTCATTTAAAATAAAGATCTCATACTCTGAGGTTTTAAATAAATGATTCTTGAGCATATACTGTAGTCCGGCTAAGTAGTAAAACGGTCTTTTCTCAATCTGCTTTACTTCTTTGTACCAGCCTTTTCCTGATTTAGCATTTTGATAAGCTCTGTATAAGTTATCCATGCTACAGATAGAATTAAAGAGATCTTTTGTACCTGTCATTTATTTTTACCAACCCTGTTAAATTTTTTGTATGTACCAAAGGGGAACCGACTTTTATTGGTATCCCTAAACGGTATTTCAAGGATTTTTCAATCCCCTTATCAGTACCCCTTTACATACTTTTTACCCAGTCCGGGAGGCTCCCGTCTGTTTTATGTTCTGCCAAGAGGCAAGGTCACTAAATCCCAGTATTTTCAAATTTTTCTTGCTTTTCACAAGGGTACATATTGCAACTGACCGCTGATATTACGATTACGATTACCTGAGGTATTATTCACATTCAGATAGAAAGGTGAGCAATTACTGCCATTATTCCAACTACCGCCAAGTTGAGTAACTATAAAGCCAACTCTATTAGTGACCTATGAAAATAGGGAGCCTTTCAGCTCCCTATTGTTCAATCAATATTCAATTTTATTTTCCCTCAGTCTTAAGCCGCCGTAACCTTATAAAGGTATTTAGGCTTATCTGCCTGAGGTACATACAGCAACCGACCGCCGAAAAGACGACTACGATCACCCGAGGCAGTACTCACATACAGACAGAAAGGCGAGCAATAACCGTCATAATCCCAACCACCGCCAAGGCGAGCAACCATAAAGCCATTGTAACTATGGTTTTCCCAGTGCTGAGCTCCTACAAAGTTACTTGCACCTTTGCACTCTGTAGGGAGGAAAAGATACGGGTGAGCCGCATCATAGCCAAACTTACTAACCCAGCCGCCAGCTTTTGCCATTGTAAAGCCTGTGTTCTGGTAGTTCTCTTTTGTATCATCAGCCATAGTAAGATTATCAGGATTAACATAAGCGTTCTGGATATCCTTACACTCAATGTTAATACCGTCCAACCATGTCCAGATATTTCCCCAGAGGTTTTCTTCTCCTCTGTAAGATACTGAGCATTTACCGTTAGTACCTGTAGGATCAATACCAGACTTGTTACCCAGAGCACTTGTACCGCCTGTATTAAGAGCTAAGTTAGATGAGCTATCATCTGTCAGAGTACAAACTCCCTGACCTACCTTAGCCTGAGCATCAAGGTGAGCATACTCAACCATTAAGAGGATCTGAGTTACTGAGAGAGCAAAGATATTATGCAATCTCCAGCCCTTACCTCCGGCTGTATTATCTGCCTCAACTCCTGTATTTCTGTTATCTGCAAGAGCTCTTGTGTTCTTTCTTGTGAGATTCTGAGTTTTACCTGAGCAAGGTTTAGCTCCGGCAATACTACAGAGTTTGTCTCCTGTAGAGGCTGTAAAGTCTGCTACCTGAGCATCATCCAGAATATAAGCACCCTTAGAGGTATCATAAATAGATCCCTCAAAAGCTGAGAGGTAAATGAAATCCTGTTCCTGTCCATTAGCCGCCTTAAATTCATCAATAACGATAAATCCCGGCTTAGCTACAGGAGATACATAGTAACGGGCTTTATCAAACTGATAACCTCTACCATAAGAGGCTTTACTCATTGAGAGAGGTACTACCTTAACCCAGAACTTAGGCTGTTTTACCATAACCTGTACCAGAGTACCTACAGGGAAATTTTTAGTTACTGCCGAAGTAGATTCTTCATTAGCCGGAGTGATTTCTACCTTTACCGCCTGTACCAGCTTTCCGGTTTCTGTGTACTGAGGATCCCCATAAGATCCCAGCTCATAACCATCATCAGAAAGGATAACTCTCTTTCTACCTCCCCACGGGGTAAGGCTATCGAAAAACTCTCCCTCTGAATGTCCTACAGCTCCAGCTAAACGGGTACATTTCTTATTTACAAAGTCTACCTCAACTCCATAAATATCCTCATCCATGTAACCTGTATAGCCTTTCAGATCATCAATCTGATTCTGTAAATCAATAACCTGAGATACAGTAGCCGCCGCCGCTGGATCTACGGTAACTGTTACGTTTGCCGCATTTCCTACAGTAGTTACCATGTTCATAATCAGGGATGATACGCCAACTCCATTATAAGGCGGCATATAGTCCGGGGTGGATACTGACTCATCTACAATACATACACTGTAGAGGATATCTCCCTCAGCCGGACCTACTGCATAAAGTCCTACAGTTCTAACATAATAGCCCGTCTTAAGAGCCGTATTAGAAAACTGAGTGCTTACCTGTACAGTAGCATCATTTTTCTTTGTAATGTCTGCAATCAGAGCCTCCTGTTTAATCCCTGTCAGGGATGTAAGTCCGGCTAACTGTTCCTGTTTGTAAGTAGTGTCAGATGTACAGATCTTACTAAAATTAAGTTTTGTTTTTCCTGACATAATCTTACCCATCAGGGCTACACCCTTTTTAGTAATGACCGCTGATTTATACTGTGCCATTTTTAAAGTCCTCCTTTATACTGTCTTACTTACCGCCTGTGCTGATCCAACTCCCGGATAGAGAGTAAGCTCAGAACTATAAGACTCAGAGATATCATTTGGGATAACACCCTCTGAGGCGGTAAGAAATGGATGAGCAATATACAGCCCTTGCTCAAGAGGGTACTCTTCTTTTATGTCATTGGTTATGGTATAGCTCATAGCTGTTACACCGCCAACTCCATAGTAGATCCCGGCGGATCCCTCCCCCCTGAGAACGTTCTTGAGATCAAGTACCAAGTTAGCCGGGAGAAAGTAGTCAAGCATCCGTGTAATTTCATCAAAAATTCCATAGCCTCCTACATTCGTGATAATATGGATCAGGTAATTTTTGTAGTCAGAAATAACCTCATAGTTACCAGCTCCACACAGACTCTCTAAACGCTGTCTAAGCTCTCCCTCTGTGTATAGCTCTTTGTCATTCCAGTACACATAAAGACGGGCTTTCCTTTGCTCCAGAGTATCCTCAGCCTCCGGGTAAATCCCGGCTATCTTTTCCAGCCTCTTAATTCCGTACTCATCCGCTGTCTCAATAAACAGATTCTTTAAGGCTCTATCAGTTTCCCCATAAAGCCTTAAAAATTCCAGATCCTCAGTTTTTGCAAGCTCCTGAAATTCACGAATCTTTCTGAGCTCTTTGATCCAATACTTGATAATGTTTACACTATCACGCATCTACTACCACCCCCGTTTCTGACGGTACGGGGATCTCATCAGAGGCAAGAGTGAAATTATCCGCTACCCCGTTTATCTTTGTATCTGAGATATCAACAATCCCCTCAATTTTTAAGAGTCTTGCCTCAACCTGAGTAATACGAACACTTAAAAAAGACTGGTTAGCCCAGTCTTTCCTCATCTCCAAAAGGTACGCCTCAATAGCGGCTTTGATATCCTCACCCAGCCTACTCCATGAGTAACCCTCTTTATAAACGATATTAACGGATACAGTAATAGGAACCTCCTTAACAGTCACTACCGTAACAGTGTGACCTATAGGAGCTATACCAGATCCGTTACCTCTGTCAGATAATGGATCCATAGCCTCTTGTACCTCACTTACTAAGGTATCTGAGGCTTTATCAAAATCACTGTTAATAATAATCAGCTTAACAGTTCCTCCCCCGTCCCATGCCGGGATAACCTTTGTATTTCCTACGCCGTTTAGCTTGTTTGCTTTCTCTTTGTAGTCTTTCTTGTTACCTCCGAAAGGAGCTGTCTCAAAACTGGAGAAATATCGGGCTCTTAATACCTCAGTATCTTCCTCATCCTCTGCCGGGATAAGTACCTCTGTCAGCCTTGCAATTTCCAGATTAGTAATAAATTCAATGGCGGTAAGATCACCAAAATGTTTATTACCATCTGTACCTACAGTCTCACACTCCATCTGATACAGGTATGTACCAGAGCCACCCTCCTCTGTAGGATTTCCACGCCCTATATATTTCTTAGAAATATAGTTGAGCTCATCCAGAGAGAAACGCTGACCTACTCCAATGTCAACATTAAACTCTCCCTTTAAAACCGCCGCTGTAGCCGGATAAGGAGTGATACCACGCTCTTTACACCTGAGTATCAGGTTATCCCTATCACAGGTATCAGCATAGCCCTCTCTTATGAGTCCATCCAGCTCTGTATAGTGGATAGCGAACTCTAAGCCAGCCGGAGCAATAGCGGTATATAAAACAGATCCCTCTGTCTTATCAATATCATCCCTTGTATTTTCTAAGAGTCTATCTAAGATAGCCTCATAGGTCTGATCCTCATACATCTATTTCCACCTCTCCTAAATCTGTAAGTAATGTGAATGTAATGTGGAGCTTTTCTTTCTCCACTGTTACTGTTAAATCCTGTATCCCCGTGATGTAAGGGTGCTGAGTCACACACTCAGTTATCATCCTCTCTACCTCACTCTCAAGGTACTCCTGAGTATATGAGTAACCTAAAAGATCTGTATACTCCTCACCGTAATCCCATGAGAAGATCAGCCATTCATAACGTTTAGTTCTTAGTGCAAGATGTACCCACATTACAATAGCATCCAGCCCCTCAACGATATTCCCGGTCATTCTCATAGTATCCCAGTCAATCTCAAAATCTTTGATTGTATACTCTTCCTCTTCGTCTACAATATCCTCAGCGAACTCCTCAGCATCATCAAAAGGAAATAAGCCTCCTGTATCACTCATGGTTTCACCACCTTTTCAATGATCACATAAGTAGTATTATCATTGCATTTCATGACAGCCACCAGATCTCCCTTTTTAAGCCCGGTCTTTCTTACAGCCGGATTAGTGGTTTTAAAACTTCCGTCATAATGTCCGAAAGTTACATCTGATACATAAGGAACTTTCAAAGGAAATTGATACCCAGCCATTAAGTGAGCCGCTATATAAACATCATCACCATCCAGCACAAGCCCATCAATTTCCACTGATGTAGCACTTCTCATAGTGCCTATAAATAAAGTTTCCGGGTTATCCTTTGAGCCCTCCTGTCTCATAATGTTCATGAGATTAGCACAAACCTGATCTGCTTTAGCCATGTATCACACCTCCTTTGTATCCATTGCTTTTTTAAATTCAAGGGTAAGTGTCATAGTATGCACACCTTTTTCCCATACATGGGTATCTCCTGTAATCCAGAATAATCCCTTTAATCCTGTAGCCTTGTCCACAACTGCTACCCCGTTACCTGTGATAGCCGCCATCATATTTTTACCGAGGGCTTTAATAGTAGCGGTCTTATCAATACCATGTAACTTTGATTTTGCTGTTGTAGTGGCGTTCTTATCTTTCTCCTTTGTGTAGGTTTCCTGAAAAATACCATATTTCTGATTTTTGGTATTTTGCACTACACCAATCTGCTTACCGTCCCCGTCATAGATACGAACCTTATTAACCATATTCTCAAGAGTTTCCTTGAAAGCTGACTCTGTAATGTTTGTATTCTCATCCAGTTCATAGGTACAGATTGTAGCCCCATACTCAACTACATTCAGTTTTCCCTTACTTGCCCTAACCATATAGAGCTTTTTGTTTACCTGATGAGCCTGAGTATAAGCACTCATAATAATGTCATAGATTGTTTTATCTTTGACTATGAGCTTTTGACTATGCCCCGTCTTTGCTAAAGATCCTACCGGGATCTTTAAATCCTCACAGACAACTCTTGTGATCTTCTCAGCCGTCTTACCTTTAAAGTTGTAAGTGGCTTTACTCTTCTTTGTGTAGTAGCAAAGATCATAAGCTGTATAAGTGATATTCCCGGTCTTACTGCTTCTTTCTCTCTCAACAATAAACCCTCTAAAATACTCAGTCTTTAAATCATCTGAGTATAAGTAGAGGGTTTCTGCAAGTTTCAAATTAAGCTGTTTGATGTTAGGATCATAAGGAGCATTTACTACCGTGATCTCCAGCTTACGGGTTACTTGTGACTTAGATCCGCTCCATTCAATAGAGATCACATAATCTGTTATATCATTCTCCAACTTGTGTAGAATCTTCATATATGCCCTCCTTATGGAATCGTCAATTTCTGACCGGGATAGATCAAGTTTGGATTTTTGATTTTACCCCGGTTAGCATTGTAAATCTTTGTGTACTGAGCCCCGTTACCATAAAACCTTTTAGCAATATTCCAAAGACAATCACCACTCTTAACAGTGTAGGTCTTTGTCTTTTTCTTTGCCGCTGGTCTTTTCGGTTTGCTTTTCTTTTTGATAGTTTTCTTTTTCTTTGTCTTTTTGAGTTTCGTCTTTTTGATTTCTACCGCCCTGTATTCTTTCAAGGTAAGATCATAATAAACATCTCCTGTCCCGTCCTGTTCCCCGTATTTCAGAGTTTCAATAGTGACCTGAAAGTTTATCTTTGTCCCGGTAATAATCAACTGTACAGGCTTTCCTGAGCTTTTCCATGAAAGCAACTTATTGATGTAAGTGTAAGGAGCCTGTCTACCAGAATTGTTAGCATAGTTCCTATCTCTTTTAGGAAAGTGGGAGGAGATAGTTCCCGTCTTTAAATCCCTCTTTCCTAAAAGGTTGACCTCACCAATGCTATTAACATTTACTGAGGTATTATTATGCTTTTCTGTAAAGGCGAAAGACTCAGGATTTACAGGTAACATAATTTTGTCAGAGTTTGACTTTTTTAACCAAAACTCCATAATCCTCCTCCTTTACTTAAACCATTGTTTCCTGAACCTTGCGGAGTTTTCTTACCATTTCCTCCATAATCACATCAACATCCGCTGTCTCTGTGAATGTTACATTCTCAAAACGGATCTCAAGAGGTCTGTTCTCTTTTGTCTGCTTTGTTTCCTGTTTGGTAAGGAGTTTCTCACCCTCATGAGCCATGATAGGAGTACCGTCCTCACGGATCTCTCCTGTACCCATTGCTCTACTAACCATTCTCACTCCCCTTGTGGATCGTTCATACTGGTTAGCTTCATTCTTAGTCAGGAGTTTCTCACCCTCATGAGCCATGATAGGATAGTTGTCATAAGGTACACGGTCTACACCCATTGCTCTACTTGCTCCACCAACACCCTTAGGCATACTTGCCGCCGCACTTGCCGCACGACTTACAGCCGCCGCTATACTTGCCGCCGCACTGTTTACAGCCGCCGCCGCTGAGTTTGCTGATCCGGCTATACTTCCCATTGCTGAGGAGAATGAGCCAGCCAGTGAGGATAACGCTCCTCTAATAGCACCACCGTAGGAAGAGATAACACTGTAAGCACTCGCAAAAGCACTCAACACTGAACTCCAACCGGAAATAGTAACTGAGAGAATACTACTCATATTGGAACTGAATGAGGAGTTAAGCTGTGTGAGGGCTGACTGCATAGAACTCATAGAAGAACTCAAAGCCGCCTGAGCCGCTGTAAAACTTGCACTTATTCCTGTCCAGCTCACTAAGATAGAAGCCTGTAAGGAAGTTAATCCGGCTGACATCTGATTAAATGTTACTGAGATTCCCGTCCAGCCGGAAGTTACCGCCATTCCCATAGCTGTAAAAGCTGTGGTAAAGGTTCTGGAGATTTCTACCCATCCAACTGTTAAGCTGGTCTGTAAAGTAGTAAACCCTGTTGTCATTCCGGTAAAGGCTGTATTGATACTTTCCCACCCTGTTGTTACCGCTGTCTGAATTGCTGTAAAAGCTGTTGTGAAAGCTGTACTAAGAGTAGTTAAGCCTGTTGTTACTGTAGTGTTTGAGGTTGATACATTAGCCGCACCTGTTGAGTAAGCTGTGTTAATGCTTTCCCATGCCGCCTGTACTTCTGGAGCTATGAGGTTAAGCTGGTCAAATGCTGTTTGATATTCCTGTACACTTGCCTCAGCCTGAGGAGCTGAGCTTGCAACCTCCTCTGATCCACCAGAGAAGAAATTACAAATCGAATCCCATGCACCGCTTACAAACTCACCAACTGAGGACAAAGCACTTGATACCTTTTCACTGATTCCCTCAACTACCCCTCCAATACCATCCACTATACCAGATAGGGAAGTTTGAGCCGTTTCAAAAGCACCTGTAACCGCTGTCCATGCTCCCTCTGCAATTCCTCCCAGACCGTCTAAGCCGCCTGAGAAGATTCCAGCTATACCACTTACAACACCGCTCACAACACCTACCGCACCAGAGATTAAACCTCCAGCCGCATCAAATGCCGCTGTTATTACATTCCATGCACCCTCAACTATTCCTTGTGCTCCACCAAGCCCACCGGAAAAGATTCCGGCAATGCCTGAGATAATTCCACTGATCGTAGACACAACTCCTGAAATGATTCCGCTTGCAACACTGAAAGCTGTTTGGATCCCACTCCATACTGTAGACACTACCGGAGCTATTGCTGAGAAGCCACCAGAAAATACTCCTGACAGTGTAGAAATCACTCCAGATATCACACCTACCACGCCGCCGATAATGCTACCAGCCACGCTAAAAGCTGTTTGGATCACATTCCAGACTGTTGATACAATAGGTGCTATAAAACTGAATACAGAGGAGAAAACACTCTGTAACACTGACAGCACACCACTGATAAAATCAATTACTGTTGAGATCACTGTACCAGCCACGCTAAAGGCTGTACTGATAATACTCCACACTGTAGGTAAGTATGGAGCTAAGAAACTAAATACCGACTGTACCCCACTCCACAATACCTGTAGAACTGGTACGATTATACCGACTACCTGACTAATCAAATTTCCGGCACTCTCAAACGCTGGTTTTATTCCCTCCCATGCTGATTGAATGTAAGGAGCCATCTGATCGAAAATCTGAACAAAGTAATCCTTTAACCATCCAATAGCTGAGCCTATAGCTTCTGAGGCTGATAACAGGAAAGATCCAGCACTCTCAAACGCTGAGGAGATCATACTCCAAGCATCTGATACTACAGGAGCAATAGCTCCCATTACACTCTCCACTACACTCAGAATAGCATCCAGAGCCGGAGAGATCACATTTCCAGCCGCCTCAAACACCGTCCCCAAAACTGAGATTGATGTAGAAATCACCGGAACTATCGCACTCACCGCCGTTTCAAAAACTCCCATGTGATTAGATACAGTCTGCACTAATTTCTCAATAGCCTTACCGACCTTATTAACCGCTGTGGATACTGGAGGAGCTAACCTCTGAACAGCACCACTCAGACTGTTTATTACACTTACCACAATAGGCTGAGACGCTACAAAGATATCTGTAGCTGTCTGGATCAGTGGAGTGATCCCGGTTACTACCGCTGTTACTGCATTGGCAATTCCCGGTAAAACGCCCACTACAGTACCAGCCGCCGCTGATACAGCCGTTTTCAGTGAGCTAAAAGCTGTTTGAACCATTCCCAAACTTGCCGCCGCTAAATTAGCAAATGAGCTAATAATAGGGTTATCCATGTTCAGGGATGTAGTTGTTGTTGTCTCAGGCTGTGGGCTTGCCGCCTCAGTTTGTGAGGGCTGTTGGCTTGCCTCCGTGTTTGGAACCTGTATACTCTGACCTGTAAAGATCTTGTTAGGATCCGGGATATTATTGTAAGCCGCAAGATCTTGATATGTGGTTTTATACTGTTTAGCAATGGCTGAGAGTGTGTCTCCACTCTGCACCGTATAACCTACATACTTAGATACCTGTGAGGCTACCTCTCCTACCCCTGAGCCAGCCTGTTTGACTGATGAGGCTACATTACTCACAGATGTAGTTACCTTTTTCATGGAATCCGGTAAGAGATCCATTAAGCCACTTGATAAGCTCTTTACTATAGAGGCTCCAGCCGCCTTAACCTTAGGAGCTCCTGTCTCAATAGCTGTAGCAATGGCTGTAGGTAACGCTGAGAAAATGTTACCAATCATAGGAATAGCATTATCAAACGCAAATGTAACAGCACTTCCAACTAACTGAGACATTGATGTTTTTACATCCCCACCAATGGCTAAATTACCTAAGAGATTTTGAGCCGCCGCTTTCATGGAGTTAAATGATCCACTGAAAGTAGTAGCCGCCTCTTTTGCTGTTGTACCAGCAATATCAAGATTTTCCTGAATTGCATGAACCGCATTATAAACGTCTGACAGGTTACTAATATCGTACTTCTGCCCCGTGAGCTTCTCAGCATCAGAAAGGAGCCTTTCCATTTCCGTCTTAGTACCGCCATATCCTAACTTTAAGTTATCCAGCATGGTATAATTCTGTTTTGCAAAACCCTGATAAGCGTTCTGGATATCTTCCATACTGGTTCCCATCTTATTAGCATTATCTGACATATCAACTACAGCCATGTCAGCCACCTGAGCCGCCTTTTGAGTATCTCCACCCAAACTCTGCAACAATGAGGCTGAGAAAGCTGTTACTGTTTCCATGTAGTTATTTGCTGATAATCCGGCTGTCTGAAAGGCGGCATCTGCATTTTTCTTTACAATGTCTGCACTGTCCTTAAACAGTGTTTCAACACCGCCTATACTCTGCTCAAGTTTTGAACCCTCTAACAGGGAGCCAGTCATAACAACGGATACCGCTATAGTAGCCCCTTTAGCTAAAGTCTTGAGCATCCCTCCAATCTTACCCAGTACAGCACTTGCCATATCCCTTACTTTTACCAGTGGAGCCGCTACAGCACTTCCTAAGGCTGAAAGTCTGCTCCTTACATTATTGATAATACCTGAGGCTGTATCTCTAATTCTGATAAAGGGACTTGCTACCATGTGTCCTACTGCCCTGATTCTACTTGTTACACTGGAGACTATCCGGGAGGCTGTGTCTCTCACCCGGATTACAGGACTTGCAATAGTCCTACCTACAGTCCTCAAAGTATTCCTCACTCTTGTCAGAGCGACTGAGGCTGAATCTCTCAACCTCACAATCGGAGCCGCTACCTGAGATCTGATACTATTTAGCCTCTGCCTGATCTGGTTCAGCCTATTTGTAGCTTGATCCCTTAACCTGACAAAAGGGGCGGCTACTCTGCTACCAACACTGGAAAGCGTTGATCTTATGCTTTGTAGCCGCCTACTTGCTTCATCCCGTAACCTAACTACTGGAGCTGTTACCATACTCCTCAGGCTTGCCAATCTCTCCCTCAACGCTGACACACGCTGAGTAGCTCCTGAGTCATTGACATTAACCTGAGCATCTACTGTCCCTCTTAATCCATCCAAATTCTCTCTGAGCTGTTCAGTCTCTCTTTGAGCATCTGAGGTATCAGCCTCCACTGTGGCTGTAGTATCAGTGCCATTTACCTGATCCAGTACCTCCTGTATCTGATCTACCTGTTGCTGAGCCGCTGAGGTATCAACATCAACATCTGTACTATAATTTCCCCCGGTCATTTGCTCCAGAGAGGATCTGGTAGAGTCTATAGCCTCCTGAAACTGCCTCTGAGCTTGAATGTTTCTCAAAAGAGTAGCAGACATTTGATCTTGCAAGGTAAGCCTTGCACCAAACTCTATCACTGTTTACTCACCTCCTACACGAAAAACTGATAAGGACATACCACGTTGTTCTTAGCCATTTCCTTAAGAACCTTGTCCCTTTCCTCAATCTCTTTCTCATAGAAAGCCTGAATAACAGTCAATTCACCTTTTGGCATGGAGTAAAAAACAGACGGTCTAATACCCTTATGTTTCCAGTAATAAAACATGAGGTTAGCTAAACCGTCTGTCCATATTAGTTTTTTAACTCTTTAACCGCTGTCTCTGAGAATCCGCTCAGCTTTGTGATAGCGTTATACATATTTGCTACCTCACCAGAGAGAAAGAGCTTTCTACACAACTCTTTAGGAGTCGGAGCCTTAAATCTGCTTAACAGCTCTTTGTTTTTCAGGAGTAAGCCAGCCGCTACCCTGTTACCATTCTCATCTACCGCTGTAGCCTTAACACCCTCAATTACTGTGAGCATCTGGAGCTTGTTCATATCAAGATCTACGTCTTTACCATTGATCTTGATAGCGTTCTCCTGTACTTCCTCATATGTATCCGGGCTAAGAGCTTCACAACGTACCACAAAAGGAGCTCCCAGAGCCTCAGATAAACGGGTAATTTCCATATCCTTGTGAGGCTGTTTGATAGTACCTAAGTCGGATCCTAAAAGAAGATCCAGCACGTTTACCGCCTCTTTTTCAACTGTCTCAGTTACTTCTACGTTTTCAACTTCTGTATTTTTCTTAACTGCCATGATAAATAGTCCTCCTATAATCCAAAAATTAAGAGAGGCACGTTTTTAACTATGCCTCTCTGATACACTCTTATTATTTTCCTCAATTACTGAGGCTTGATCTGATCCAGATACTCATATCCGGTAAATGTAAACGGACACTCCGTTTCTCCCGGCTTCTGAGCCTCCCAGTCAAACAGGGTAAGATCATCAAAGGATACTCCTGTAAGTGATACACGCTCAGCACCAAAGGAATCAGGATCAGCCAGCTTACTGATAACAGTAAAGCGGATATCCTTTTTATCCTTAATCATCTGAGCAATCTTGATACCCATTCTGGTATTGACTTTGTAAAGGGTAAGGGAACCTTTACCAGTACAGCCGACAACCTTGTTATCAGTCCACCATGTACCACACTGTTTGATTTCCTCTTTATTAAACTCAACTTTACCCTGTGCCTTATAGCACTCTCCTACATAGGATCCATCAAGCCAAACCTCACCAAAAGTACCGTTACAAATTCGTTTAGTTTCAACCATTGGTTTTTACCTCCTTTCTTTACTCCTTGTTGATTACAATATCTACATCCTCAATAGCATCAAGGATAGATACAGAACCTTTCAGGAACACTCTGGAGCCTGTATTAGCCTCCTTAACCGCCTGATCGTCCATCTCTGTAGTATCAACTCCAGTGGATTCCAGATAAGCTCTCTGCTTCTCAACGTTGATCTCCATAACGGATTTATTTTTTTCGATATATCCTTTATTCTCAAGCTGAGTCAGATAACCTTTAATAGCGGTAATTAACAGGCACTTGTTATCATAGGAGTTAGAGTAGTTACCTACATAGCTCTTATTGATAGTGTCTGTAATATCTGTTGTGATAAGATCCTGAATAGCCAGAATCTTAATCTTTTTCAGATCCTCAGTATCTTCCTGAGTCACTGTGGTAAGGGAGTTTACTCCTCTACCGATTACGATACCTGTACCAGAGTCATACAGTACAAGCTGTCCGGCATCAATAGCCGCATCCACTGTCTCATCATCCTCAACCTCCGGGATAGCTGTAACCTCATCCAGAGGTTTGTATGTAGCGGATACATTCAGATCCAGTCCGGCTAACAGTCCGGCAATTCTGGAGCAATACTGAGCCGGAGTATACTGTGTATCTCCTACATTCAGTTTTTCACCACCTACCAGACAGAAATTAACTGTACCTTTGTCATTTGCTACCACATTAGGTACTACTGCTACAGGGTGAATCTTTCCGGCTTTACGTTTGCCCTTAACCCATGTAGACAGGTTTGTAGCAAGCTCAGGTGTAATAGCCGGATCACCACAGATATAGTTGATTCTCTTGTTTGCAAAATACTTATAAGCCGCTGTGTAATCCTCAGCCGCCGCTGGAAGTACAAAAACGTGAACTGCTTTCGGAGCTCCCAGAAAAGCTCTCTCAATGTAGGCTTTATTGTCTGTTGACAGATCAGCCGGAATAGAGTCAACACTCTTAAGAACATGAGAGCCGTTACTCTTTGCATCCTTAACAATGATACCTACTAAGCCGCCTGTACCTACAGAGATAGTAGCTATTGCTTTCTTTATAAATTCAATTACAATATCAGGTAATCCCATTATCTTTTATCCTCCTTAATTCTTTCTTGTATTCATTTCCAGATCAATCTCTTGAATCAGTTCATACTCTTTCTCCTGTTTTGTATCCTCTGTGAAATCAAGCCCTATCTTTGTATAAAGGCTTTTCTCTGACAGCCGGATCTCTGAGGAATAAGAGGTTATATGTGCATACCGCCGCTTCTCTGTAGATCCCTTTTCTGAGATCACCGGGATAGCTCCGGGCAATAAAAAAAGAGCCTTAAGCTCTTCCCTTACTTTGTATAACCTCTCAGAGTAAACTTGCTCTGAGGCGTTTAGCCTCCCAAAGTAGACTATCTGGTATATAGGAGTATCCCTATATACATTTTTGTTTAATAAATTTGTCCCCTCTGTAGCAAGAGTTACTAAAAAAGAGGGACGTTGAAAGCCCTCAGGTACATCCTCAATGTATACCGGGACTCCTCTGTATTTATCAGCTAACAAGCTACAAATACTGTTTAAGAGCCTCAAATCATCCACCTCCCTCAATCTCTCTTCCTATCTGTTGCATAAAGCTCTCCCCTATGGTCTTAAGCCGGGGCTCTGCCTGTCTCATACCATTCTCAAGGAAGTGTTTACCGGGTATATACTTTTCTTTCAGCATGATACCCTTTGTATTTCCGGGCTGGATATACTTACCACGCCCTCCGGCTGATAGATAAGAGATAGGTAAAAATCTCCTATGCTGTACATGACCGTCATTTACATATAGAGCATATTCTACATTAGTACCAATCTCAGCCTCATTCGGAGTAACCACCCCTACTTGAAAGCTACTTACAAGTCTTGAGGTATCTACCGGGATCAGAGGAGAGATCTCTGATAAACAGATGTTAGCCATTTTGTTCATGAGGACTAATTTCTTTTCCTCAAACTTATCAACTACACCCTGACATCTTTCTGTAAACTCTTTCCACCCCGGAACCTCAAATACTGCCCCCATGTTATACCTCCTCTGTAGCGTTGAGTGGTATTTCTAAGTGTGTTCTCTTCTTATAAGGCTTATCAGCCACCGCCTTATATTCTGAGGATAAAATGATCTGTTCGTACTCATCCAGATCATAAACACACACGATATCTCCCAGACGGATATCACTCTCAGGATCCATATACAGAGAAAATCCTGTATAATTGGCTTTCTGAGGCTCTAACTGTGTGGTGCTATTACTATCCTTTGTCATCATCAAAGCACATTCATAACTCCCTACATCAGTCAGAGTATTAACAGGTCTGTTATACTGCCCCAGAGTGGAGCTATAACGCTTTACTATACACTGTTTGTCATAATAAAACATTTCTCATCACCTCCGGGGAATTAGCCTTGTAAAAGGATACAAACGCTGTTTAATACTATCCGGGAAATACTCCTGAAATGAGGTACTCTCATCTCCTAAATTCTGTGAACTGTAACCCTCAGCCTGTCTCTTTCTGTACCGGGCTAACACAAGATCCTCCAGCACACTATTGAGCTGTTTAGGGAAAATATCCTCCCCGGTATCAGGATCAAGAAAGTTATCTCTACAAACAGCCTCAATATCTTCACGGGCTTTCTCCATGTAGACAGAAAGGAGCTTGAGCTTTTCCTCATTATCTGAGGATATTCCCAGAATGATTCTCACTCTTTCTAAGCTGTCCATAGGATCACACCCCCCTTAGTCCTCAATAAGCTCTACATCATCAATCTCTAAGAGAGCTCTTGCTACAGCCGGATCAGTAGTTGTATACTTACCAGCCATAAACTGAACACCCAGAGAGGAGACTGTCAGATACTTGTTAGAGGATCTCAGGTTATATACCTTAGCCTCAGCTTTTGCCTCTGTGGGCTCCTGTACGGCTTTCTCAGCCGCTTTAGTTGTACCAGCCATTACTTTTACCTCCTTGAATTTCTAAGCCTTTAAACAGGCTCTTATTTTGTGATATTGGTGAGCTTAGCACCGGAATAGCTGTTTAACAGCTTGATTGTACTTTCATTCAGAATATGTCCTTTGAAGTAGTCACCATTCTTAGGGAGCATCTCAAAGAAAGTACCTCTCAGCTCAGCAATCTCTACCTGATCTAAGTCAAGGATCAGCATTGTGTTAGCGTCCATATGACGATCAAGTACCAGATTGAGAGTACCGAAATCACTTTCGATCTTCTGTACTGTGATACCAAGAACCTGATTAAGTCCCTGTTCTGTATTGATACGGATATTACCATCAGCTTTAATCAGGCTGTTGATGATTCTCTTTGTACCAGCGTTTACAAATGTGAAATACTCACCCTGAGAGCCGTGATCCCACATTTTCTGCATAGCATCCAGCATAAGAACCTCTGTAAGTCCCTCTGTTGCATCAACTACGTTATCTGCATTAACGAGGTTTACAAGTCCGTTCATCTGACGGGGTACAGTTTCACTACCAGCCGCCTTAGTACCATTCAGGAAGTACCACTCAAGATCTCTCTTTGTCTCAATCAGACGGTCATTGATCTCAGCCTCAAAACTCTTACCAATGCCCTTAGGATTAAGAGCCTGAGCTGTACCAGATACCTGAGTTACTTTCTCAATGATCTGACAGAGGTTAGAAAGAGTAGATCTGCTGGACTTGATAGGATCACCAGCCTCAGCACCCTCCAGCTTAAGAGTACCTCTTGTTTCATTCAGTTTTCTTTCTCTCCAAGTTACTGTAATATCAGTAGCCGGAACAACTGCCCCTCTACCCATTAACAGAGTAGTAAGAGGAGTATCAGTAGGAGATGTGAGTGCAATCTCTTCTCTAAGATCAACAACCTCATTCTCCAGAAAATCCTTACGTTTTAACATTTCTGCCATTTTAAATTTTCCTCCTTAAATTTTTGTTATTCCTCACTGAACAATCCGCTCAGCTTTTCTCCGATCATGCCCTTGACATTCCCGGTCTTTTTGTAATCACTGTAAGACTTATCTCCAGTCTTTTCCTTTGAAGCTGGAGGAGTATGTCCTTTCAGAAACTCAGCCTTTTCTTTTGCAACCTGTTTCTTAACCTCAGCGTCAAAAAGCTCTTTCATGCCCTTAATTCTTTCTGTGAGCTTTTTCTTTCTTTCCTCTTCGTCAGAAATAAGAGCCAGATCTTCTACAGCAACCAGATTTCTAAATCCTGTATCAAGTCCAAGCTCTGCCACAGCATCCACTACATCAAGTCGCAAACCTTTGATTGTGAGCTCATGCTCTTTTCTTGCGTTTTCAGCGGCTCTCTCTTCATCTTCTGCCTTACGCTTTTCATCCTCAGACATTTTCTCAAGAGCGGCTTTCTTTTCCTGATCCTGTTTCCATTTCTTTTGTGCGGCGGTAACTCTCTGATCTGCCAGCTTTTCATAATTAGCCTTTAACTCTGCCTCTACTTCTGCCCTGATCTGTTCCTCAGTCTTAACAGCCCCGGAGCCTGTCTTACTGTCTTTTGTCTCAGTGCCAGTATTGGTAGTGGTCTTTTCCTCTGTAGAAGTCTCTACAGTAGTTGCTGTTCCTTTTGTTTCGTCCATTGTATTAAATCCTCCTTTTTATAAGTTTTAAGATGTAAAACCCCCGTAGGTTTTCTACATTTAACCCTCTATACATATGTGTGTTTACTTCCTATAAAATCAGCCTACTAAGTGAGTAAAAGACAAAAAAAAATGAGGTTATCAGCCTTTTACAGCCAATAGCCTCATTTTTTCTACTCAATCAATCCCACAAAGAACCTTTTCCCGGTAACTTCTCTAACACTTCATAAAAGTGTGGAATATCCTGTATTTTCTTCCCGTCCTTTATTTGTTCAAGTACCTCAATCTTTTCATCCAGTAACTCCTCACTGTCCACATCAAAATAAACCATTTCAGGAATACCAATAGCGTAACTTAAGAGTCTCATAATCTTCATCAGCTTTTCTTCTTTACTCATAGTTTAGCTACCTCCTTTGCCATATCTTCTACACATTGCCTAAGGGCTTTAACAATTTCAGGATGATCCTCAGCTAAGATCTCAATAAGCTCAGGGTGTCCTATGCTTAAAGCGGCATAGTTAGCCAAACTCTCTGAGCAATTAGGGTTACTTCTATGTTTATCCTGATAATATGAGGATCCGTGTCCGTAAAGTACCTCTCCCGTATCTCTAAATACACCATTACTTATAGCATCATAAATATCCTGTAATCCAGATATTCCACCGCCTTTAAAGCTCCTTATTTCCTTATCGCTTTCTGCAACAATTTCTTTCCAAATCTTTTTAGCTGTGCTGTTAAACTTCTTTGCGTCAATCTTCCCAGCATAATACTGTTTATCCAGTTCTGCTATCATTGTATCATACTTTTCATGTCTTTTTTTGTTTATCTTCTGATAATACTCAGAAAATTCAGTAAAGAGCTTTTTAGCTCGATCTCCAATTTTAGGAGTAGCCTTATCAAATGCTCCTATAAGCGGCTTATAAGACTCAGAAAACATCTTGTTAGGATATTTAACCTCCCCCCTAACAGATAACAGCATATCAAGAAAGTGCATTTCCTCATGTAAACTTGTATCACAAGTACCAACAAACTTAGGATCTATTTTAGGAATACCCACATCTACACACCACTCAAAGTTTTTTGTAAGTGACCGCTTAACCCTATGCTCCCCATGTGTTACCTTAATCACAACATCATCAGGCAATTTTTCACATAGTTTATCCATATTCTTGTACAATTTCAAGATATTAGGATCCGTTACATTTTGAGCATTAACATAATCTAACAGAGCTTGAGTGTTTTTAGCCTCTGTCTTTTTGCTGTAAAATGCCTCAGGGTAATCTGTGAGCTTGACCTCTGTTTTCTCCATACCTGTCTTAGCTGTATCCACTGTTACCTTAGCTTTTATAATCTCCTCTGACTGTTTAGCCTCCTGAGCCGCCTTGATCTTTGCCGCCTCTTTCTCTTTCCATTTCTCATAGTTCTCAGCCCCTCTAACGGATCCGGTAAGCTCATTTAGTTCATTATCCTCAAAGGTATCCTTTACTACAGGAATATACCAGCATCTACAATTAGGGTGTCGAGGTAAAGAAGGCTCCTCTCCCAGCTTATACACTTTCCCGTGATCTTCCTTGCATAAATCACAAGTCCGGCTATCTCCTCCATTGTTAGCCGCCATATAACGAACCTCTCCAACATTCTGATCCTCAAAAGCCGCCGCCTGTGAGGAGTATGTTACCCTCTTTGTCTCTGTCCGGGCTACTCTCATAGCGTTATATTTTGAGGTATTGATGTTAGCCCCTACTCTATCCGCTATCCTGTCCATGTCCTCTCCTAAGATCATGGACTGAGTAAGCCCTACCCTTAAGTTTCTCCCCAGCCTGTCCTTATCTAACCATAAACGATCTGAGAACATAGCCCCAGACCACGGGTAATCAAGTGTATCCTGTATCAGACGGGGATTAAGCATATTAAAGCTACTCTTTACTGTCTGAGTCTGTCCTAAGGTGTATATCGTCCTTAAAAACTGATCTGTATAGATATTCTGTAGATTAGTTCTAAACACGGTATTCTCCTGTTTACCCAGCTTAATCAGCTCTTTATTGATCTGTTCAAAGAGTCCTCTACTCCGGGTGAGGGCTGACTGGTTCGCATAGCTCCACTCTCCTCCAGCTTTCTTTACTTTTGCGATAGTCTCAGCTACGTTTCCTAAAATTTCTTTCTGACAGGATCCATAGATAGAGGCTAAGACTTTATTTAGCTTTTCAGCATCCTCAAAAGCTCTCTTGTTATTCCTCATAAAATCCTTTTGTCTCTCATCTATGAGCTTAGCTCTCCTGATCCCGTCCTGTCTCAGGATCTTCCTCTGTTCTGGAGTGAGCTGAGAGAGTGGGATCCCGTACATTTTCCTTACTGCTTCATTCACATAGTAGCCACTCACCACTTACCCCTCCTTTATTCCTCATTTACTCCACTGTCATTCCTCATAAAAGGGTTATTTTGAGGAGCATTAGTGTTAGGAAACTGTACTTTGCTATCATCCTCAGCATTTTGGATAGAATACGGATCAAACTCTTTCATATTCTCCTTTTTCTGAGCTTTTACCTTTTCAAGTACCTCTTTTGGGTTATCTACAAACGGTAACAGGGCTAAAAGAGTCTCACTGTCAACCTTTCCATCCAGTTTTACTACTGTATCTACAATCTCAGTGATATTTGCCGGGATGTTTCTCTTAAACTCCAATTTTAAGTTTCGCATCTCTACATCTTTCCCGGTTACTACCTTGATAGGTACGGCTAAGAGCTCTACCAACTGCCTGATAGCCTTATCCATCTTTCTCTCTTTCGTGATACACTTAGTCTCCAGCCCAAAGAGCTTAAATCTGATAGCAATACCTGAAAGATTTCCAGCGAAATTCTCATCTGAGAGATCAGGAACCTGAGCAAACTTGTAAATATTCTTCTCCAGTCGGTCTAAGTGGCTGTTGATAGCATCTGTCTGGATCTCTTTAGTTACAAACTTCATGTCTCCAGAATCAGTGATCTCTACAATGCCCTCCTCTTTGAGCTTCTGCATACTGTCCCCATTCATTACCATGTCTTTGATTACAAGGTAAGCATTACGGAAAGCCTCAAACTCATCTGATATATCACTCATTACCCTGTCATAATCGTTTATGAGGCTCTCAATCTTCTCAAGATCACTCATCTCCTCCTCATTGTTGTACAGGGTAACAATAGGGATCCTACCAAAGATATGAGGCTCCTCTCTTACAAACTCAAAGCCCTGTACCCGTGGGTTTGAGGTATCATCTGTTCTCTTGAAAAGCTCCATCTTTGTATCACTCCATACCTCAGCATAGAGTGTAGTTCTGTCTGTATCCTCTGTATCAATCGCATACAGACGGATCTTATAAAGAGCCTGTTTTGTGGAGCTGTTGGCATACACTATAATCACATCCTCAGCCTTAAGCCGGATGATCTTAGTCTTACTCTGTTCATCCTGATACACTAACAGATGAGACACGCTCTTAATCATGCACTCTTTACCCCACTCCATGAAAAGATCATCTCTGTAGTTCTCCTGTAGAATCCCGTCAAGCTCATCCTGTACCGCTGTATCTGTAGTCTTAAGCTCTTTCAGGTCTACCCCTACATCAGCCTCAGCCGTTTGAGTGCCTACCGCCTTGTTTTCTTTCTCTGTGTAGTTGATAGTGATAGGATTTCCTAAGAAATAACCTACTGTTGTATCAATAATCTGACCGCAAAAATCATTTGCAATCTTATTACACGGCTTATTCTTTCCTTTCATTCTTGCTCTCTTAAAGATCTTAGCCTTACCCTCATAGAGTTTCTGATACTTCATGTACCGGGGCTTGATCTTCCTGAAATGATAATCTACAAGATCATCCAGCAAAGCCACATTAAAACGACTCTCTTTCTTCTCAATGTTAAATTCATTGTCTATAGGTCTTTTTGTTATCACTGTTCTCATCCTCCTCTTTTCACGCAATAAAAAAGAGCCTCCTCCGGCTCTCCTGTTAAATGTTAAAATCTTCTCTATTCAATACTCTTACTGAGTTACCCTGATCCGCTACTGTTAAGGCAAAGTCTAAACCATCAAATAAATCATCATGATCTACTTCCGGGAATAGTAACAGACATTCCTCAAGATCATCCATACCAATCCTAAACCATACCTTACCATTCTCAAATAATGCTGATCTTCTCATTGCTCTTGTTACCTTATCCTTACTTGTCTGAATATTGATTACAGGTAACAGGCTGAGTCTCCTGATCTCCTGAGCAAGAGATTTCTGATACTGTACAGTCTCCACGCCTATTCTCTCCACCATAGGAAACTTATTCTTTCCATAGTCCAGAATAGAATTAAGCTGAGCATTAAAAGTAAGTCTCTCCTTTAAGTAATCCAGCACATAGACATTTTTATTTTTATCCACGCCTATTACCGTTAATACAAAGTAGTCATTGTTACTTGTCTCATCCTCTGATATTGCCAAGTCAGCACCCATGTAAATCCTTACCGGGATCCAGTAAGGCACTCCCTGAGAATCTAATACCTTAACCCTTACTCTGTTGAGGTCATAATCAACCTCATACTCCTCAAAGTGTTTGAAATACTTGTATTTAAAGATCTTACCTTTAGCAAGCTCTGTATTGTTCTGGTACTGCATATTAAAGATAATCAGCCCAGCCTCTTCCCTGATACTTCTCAGCTTCTCAAGGCTAAACTTAGACTCCCAAAGAGAATACTCCTGACCGTCCTTAACTGTGATAGCTTGCTGTACATTTATTTTGTAGTTCTTACTCTTAATCAGATCCTCATACAGATCCATAGGGCTGTATCTTGTCCCCAAAATATGTATTTCCCCATCAGGCTCAAGTGTAGGGTACAGGGAACTATAAAACCATTCCTTTAAAACCTTTCTCTGAGCCTCTGTACGTGCGTTTTCAAAGCCTACTAAATCATCACCTATAATTATATCGAAATGCTTAGAAACTACGGCTCCTGAGGCTCCTAACGCTGATACAGTAGCCTCTTTCTTAATCACTGTCCTCCGGTTTACTGTAAACTCCTTATCATTCCATACATTGTCCCGGCTTTTCTTCCAGTCTCCGAAAATACGGATCAGATTTACATTTTGCTCAAAGTGGGTACGAATCTCCTTTAAAAATGCACTTGCCTGAGTCTGTGTCTTTGATCCGATCATGATTCTTATATCCGGGTTCCTGAGTACCTTTGTGATACAGAAATCCACATCACCAATAGTAGATTTACCATGTCCACGGGGAGCAAGATCCATAGAGGCTTGATTATCTGATACATTGTGAATGATACTTGCGTGTAAAGGCTGGAGGGATCTACAGGTTATGTATTTGCACACTGTATAGTATGCTGTCTCAAAATCCGCTGTTAGAATGATCTCTTTTATGATCTTGTCTTTCTTTGACTGTTCTAACCATACGCTATCTAATACATTCACCTTTATATCCTCCTTTCTTACGAACTAAAAAGAGGAGCCTTTTGAGCTCCTCTTTGCCTTAATGTATAACCTTTACTACTCTTATGATACTCAGTACCATTAACACGATCCACGCTAACAAATTACAAGCTAATATGTTTTTCTCCTCATCTTTCCGAATACTGAAATACTTGTTATTCTCCAGTATCATAAACAAGCTCCATACAGCTCCCAGAGCCCACAGAATCAGTGTTATCATTCTCATAGCTACTTCATAATTTATCATCTTTTCTTCCTTTCTGCTTCATACCTCAAATCTGAGAGGATACGATCACAGTATTTACATCTGTACCCTCTTCCCGGCTTCTTAATTACTCTATGTCTCCTGAGATATAAAGCCCCTTTGCACCGTTTACCTACTTCCTTATACTCCTCATTGCCCCTCATGCTGTTTTATTCTCCTCACCCTCTGGAGCTGACCTATCTCAAACTCCTTTTCTGTCTTATCTGCCAGATCCATTACAGTTACTATATCCCAGTCTGATATAGCTAAGACTCTAAGCCTCCGGCTTGTGTTCTTCTTCAATGTTACTATCTGCCCCACTCTCATCACCGCTACCTCCTACTACACACATACAGATCATACAGATACCGCTAAAGGATCCTACAATAAATGAGATGATACCAATAAATACACATAATCCAATACTTACCATAGCTTTTACCTCACAAAAAGAGGAGAGCCGCCGCCCTCCCCCTCATCTTTCTTTTATTCTGTTACAAGATCATCAAATACTACCGGGATCTGTTTCTTTACTTCCTCCAGTAATGGAACCATAACCTCTAACATCTGAGGATGAGGCTTTCCTGTCACCCCTACAGCTCTCAGCTTAAAGATGTTTCTCCACTCCCTGAGGTTTGCTGTTACTACAATCTCTGTCTTAAGACTGTTAGGTAATACAGCTCTTGCCTCCTGAGGACTTGCTCCCCACTCTAACAGACACAAATATCTATCCTCAGGCTTAGCCTCTTCTGTAACTCCTCTCTCAGCCTCCAGAGCTTCAATCTCAAAGCTAAGAAACTCTCTTGCTTTCTTGAGATCCTGTACAATATCATCCTTTCTTCCGGCTCTTGCTATGTACTTAACCGCTGAGCCCAGATTAAAATTAAGCCCCCACTCACGGATCACATCCTTAGGCTCAAACTTACTGAAACAATAGTGATCTGGTCTTTTTACCATGTCTTTACTCATTTCTTTTTACCTCCCTGTTTCTCTTCTTTAGGAGCTCCTATCAGCAACTCCTTTTTCTCCGGCTCCTCACTCTTACCTGTTACCATCTCTCTGATGTATCTATGAGGGACATTGCAGTTAATAGCGTTAAGCATCTGATCCCTCTGAGTACATCCTTTTACCAACTCATAAAAAGTAGAAAACTTAACCTGTACTCTGTCCTCAGCTCCAAAAGCATCAGCTAATCCCATGATCTTCTCCTCCTATCTGACAAATGACCAAAGAGTATAAATAATTGATACCAAAACTATCCACCGCCCTGTACTTATCAACTTTCTCATTCTCCTGATCTCATGTAACATATCCTCACAAGATTCTGCATTACAACTGTAAGCATCCATCCCCATGTTATAATAGCCTTTTCCTAACAACTCATTTATGAGCCTCTGATAATGTCCATTTAACTCTCTGTGGATCTGATAAATAGGACACTCTTTTTCTTTTTCACAATACATTTACACATCCCCCGGCTTTCTGTGGTTTGCTTTCTCAGGATCAAATCCCTCCGGGTATCTTGCCTTGAGCTTATCTATATTCATCTGTAAAATCTCATCAAGATCAAAACCAAAGCTCTCACATAACATAGCTACATACCACATTACATCCCCCAGCTCTTTCTTTAAGTGATACTTGTCCATTTTCTTCTCATGGAATATACATTTCTTAACCATGTCCAGCACTTCCCCAGATTCTCCAGCCAGTCCTAAGCATCCATTCAGAACTCCTCCCAGATCCAGCCCCTCAGTGTCCTCTCTGACAACATTCTGATTATGTAACCATTTCAAATCACAAGTCAGCACTCCAGAGATCACTCTGTCTGTTGATTTACCGTCATTTGTTCTCATTGCTAAAGCCTGATACTCATTTCCTGTCATTTGTTTTTAATCCTCCTCATCATTTCTTTATGCTGTGGTACGCCGATCAGCTTAATAGATACCTCCCTTTTTCTTTCTACGTCCTCAAAGTATTCATAGGACATTACATAGTAAGGGGTATTATTAAATCTTACCCGGCTATTGATCTGGAGCTCATAACCATATTTCTCTACATAAGCTGTAGCCTTTTTGAGCTTTCTCTTTCTATGACTCTTGATAACAGCTCCTATAGCTCTTGCAAACAGCTTTACTCCTCCAGCCAATAAATCCACTATCCCGGCTCCAATATACTTAAAGCCCTTTGTAATCTTTCCCATAATCCTTTACCTCCTGTGTGATCCTTGCCTCTCAGCTTACTTACACTCAGTAATAACAGTTTTAAGTGCCATTTTTAGACAGGCATTAACTTTTTGTGTATATTTCACAATCGGTATTTATAAAACCATAGGGATTTTTTCCTTTCAAAAGTAAACTTGCACAATAAATTAGCTCCTGAGGGCTTTCATCTCCTCTTTGATACTGTCAGCTACAGCAAAAATAGCCTTTCTATCCTCCTCAGTGAGTTCTACTTGCTCCTTATTCTCCTGAGCTATCCTGTCTGTAGGATCTCCCAAAAGTAACAGATCCAGCTTAACCACTCTCTCAAAGTCCTGTATATTCTTAATCTTGACCTTACCAGCCTTAAAATCCTTTACAAACGCCGCTACAAGGGCTCTGATAACCTTTCTATACTCTGCTTTTACGTCTAATACTGCATTAGCTGTAGAGCCCTTTTCCGCTGTTTCTTCAATTTCTTTCTGTAAAATACGGTCTTTCCACTGAAATTTACGACTCCATTCCCCTATAGTACGGGTACTTTTACCACAACTGTTAGCTACAGCCTCTAAGGATCTCTTTTCCCCCATGTTATAGTAAAGCTCAAACGCTGTTTTCTGAGCTTCTGTCTCTTTTTGGCTCTTCTTAGGCACTACTGGAGCCTCAGCCTCCTGATTCTGCCCTTTTTCCTCTACCATCAGCTTTTAAACCTCCTTTCTCCTCACTCACTCCTCACTTTGTTTGTTGGGAGGGTTCTCTTAAAAATTGCTTTAAATGTATATCAATTTCATAATATTTAGCTCAAAGGCTCTAAAAATATGACATTCTTTTATTACCTCTTATGCCTTTACTACTATATTACTCATTATTTCTTTTCTTTTTGGTATTACTGTTTCTGCTTTTATCCCTGTATTTATCAGTATTTTCTCTTTCCCCGGCAATGCTCTTTTTCCCCGGATTTCTTCATCCTCATTTCTATGAATTTCATAAGGCTATGCAATATAAAATGAGGTACTTTTCCTTTCCCCGGATCTGTACCTCATTTCTTTCATTCTGCCTCTGTATTCTCTTCTTTTCCCGGACACACCTTACACTCTAATCTGTTATTTAATCTCCTGAGCTCTAAAGCTAAAGTATATATTGCCCGGTTCATTGCCTTTCGCCGCTCTTCCTCCAGTTTCTTCTCTTTTTTGATATTAACCAGAGTAAGTACATACTCAGCAAGTAAACAGATACAGAACACATAAGGACTAAAATAGATCATATACGCTAAGATCCTTGCTACCATCTCAGATACCTCTCTTTAACAGCCATGTAACAAATCCCTCTCCCGGCTCAGCCTCTACATACTCATTGTATCTATTACTCAGCATAATTAACTCATCCTGAGTAATTCTTACGCTGTTAGATCCAAACCGTAACATAGGGAGAGTAGTTTTCTTTTCTTTCGGTTCCTCCGGCTCAATATCATCCAGCTCCTCCTCATCTTTTAAGAGATCCATTAAATCTACATCAGAGAAACCAGTAAGAGAAAGATCATAGTCCTCATCTAACAGATCCTCCAGCTCTTCCTTAAGTAAATCCTCATCCCAGAGAGCCAGCTCTGATAATTTGTTATCTGCCAGTCTATAAGCTTTCTGCTGAGCTTCTGTAAGTCCATCAATTACTATGTATGGAACTTTCTCCAACCCGGCTAAGATAGCCGCCTCTCTTCTGGTATGTCCGGCAAGGATCACTTTCTCCTCATTTACCAGAATAGGATTAGTAAAACCATATTCCTCAATACTCCTCACCACATCATCAATAGCCAGACGGTTATCACGGGGATTTTTCTCATACGGGATCAGCTCCTCCGGGCTACAATACTGTGTTTCTCTTTCTTTCATATCCATTGTAAATCTACCTCCTAAATCTTCCTTTTTTGCTTCCTACTACTTCAAACAGCTTTCATAAATATAGTGTAAATACTTCCTACAAAGTCAGCCTTTAGTGTTTCGTTACGTTCAAATAATCCAGATCCACATTAGATACACAAGTAATAGGGATCTCCTTTCTCTGCCTACTCACTTCCTGATCTGGAGTAAGGTAAGGATGTTTTATCATTTTGGCTTTTCCCCGGCTCATGCTGGTATAATACGGATCATGCTCTCTTAACCATTTATCTGCCGGATCCTCTTCTCTTTTTCTTATTCTTCTCACCCTTGCTGTCCTCCTTTTCCAGAAATCTACAGATCCTCTTAAGAGCTCTCTGTATATGCACATTTACCGTCTGCTTTTTGCATCCCAGTACATAGGCTATCTCATCCTGTCTGTATCCCAGTCCCAGCACATACACCAGAGAAATAAATTGAGCCTCAGTTAATACTCCTTTGCTGATCCGGCTCACATCAAAGCCCACCTTTTTGTTTTCTCCAAACTCTGTAATACTTACACCTATTGCACTCTGGAGATCTACTAAGATAGCTGAGGCTACTGTATCTCCTCCCTCTGCCAGTTTCTCCACCATGCCCCAGCTTATGATTATCTTTTTTAATTCCTCTGGATCACTGTAATCTACATTCAGTAATCTATCATTTATGGTTTTTACCCTCACGGCTCCCAACTCAATCACCCCTTTCCAATGTGTTCCATCATTCTGTAAGGAACCTCAGTAACAAGCCCTTGAGGATAAGATTTTAGTAATACTGTAGCTCTCCCTTTCTTGAGCTCAAGGATTACTCCATAGCTGTAATCAGCATCCAAAGGCATCATATACTTTATAAATTCGCCCTCTTTAAACACGGTTATCCTCCTCAAAAATAAAGAGACAGAAAGTTATAAGCTCCTGTCTCTCCTGTTTATTCTCCTGATCTGATCCTTTTTAATCCTGTGATAGCCCTCTGCATCCCAGAGATCCTCCCCTCCAGATGATTTAGAGTTTTATCAATGTCCTCCGGCTTTTCAGAGTACCAATACCCATGATAAGAACTACATACCGGGTATCCCTCACTCCTCAGATGGTTTACCACCGCCCTCAGGTTCTCTTTCTTTAAATTGAATAACTCACATATAGCTCCGCTCTTTACTGCCTTACTTTCTTCATAGTGAGTAGTTTTAAGATACTCTAAAACATCATCTGCCTGATCTGAGATCCATGTACCTTTAGTCTCTTCCATGCCCTACACCTCCTGTATAGTGATAACCAGAGATATAGGAATATTTAGACAAAAAGAGAGCCAAAAAGAAAAAATTTCTTTTCAGCCCTCCAGTTATTTACTCCTCAGCTTCTACTACTTCTCCATCAACACATCTATAATATGTATCAGCCTTAATCTTTTCACCGTCAACCTGTACCATCTTAGCTCCAGCCAGCTCCCAGCTCTCTGTATCATAAGGAGTTTTATAGTCTCCATCAAACCGCTTTTCTCCAATGTATCTCCAGTCTGAGAGGATCAAGTGAGCTCCTACGCAACCTTTAGCTTTTGCCTCATGTCCCCATGCAACCGCAACACCAGTAGGATCACTAACAGATGAGGCTCCATAATCCCCTGTAGCGGATGAGGCTCCATAATCCCCTGTAGCGGATGAGGCTCCCCAATTCCCTGTAGCGGATGCAAAGCCGTGATCCTCATAAGACTCTTTCTCTTTGTTTACCTTACTCATAGTAAACTCAATAGCCGCTTTTACCAGCCCAGCAATAGAAATTCTTGCACCAATCTTAATATCAGTAGCACATACCTTTGTATCATCACTTCTTCTATCCATGTCTCCAGATAACTCTACCTCATGGAATACACTCTGAGCCGGATTGTAATAACCAAAACAATCCAGAGGATACTCACACGCATGAAAACCCTCCTCACAACACTCAGCTCTCTCAGTATGGAACTCCTTACCCTCCTCATACTGAAAACCTCTACAAGTTAAGTCTTTGTTAAATCCTTTAAATGCTTTCATTCTCCTTATCTCCTCTCTGGATGATTTATTTTCTTTACACTCAGTAACAACCGTTTACTCCTCAAAATTTAGACATAACAAAAAGAAAAAGTGTAAAAGATTTCTCTCTTACACTTCCTCACGGATTACTCCACTAACTCAAATCTATATAACTGTTTTGCCTCAGGATATTTCTTGTGATCTACCTCAGATAAGAACATACCTAAAGGTCTATGCCAGATCTTACCGTCTGGACACTGGTACACTACACTATAGTTTCCTACGTTCTCTGTATCCTGAGATATTGCTAACACCTTTACCTGTTTTCCTGTCTTAAAGTGTTTCCAGATCTGTCCCGGCTTTACCTCTCTATCATTGTCTACCTTAGGTGCTTTTACCTTGAAATACTTCTCACACTCTGCAAGATCACAATTTCTATAGTTGAGTGGGTTCTCATCATCCCACCCCTCTACCTGTGCTGTCTCAACGTATAAATGCTGAGAGGGCAAGTCCAGACCTTGCTCAATCTCTGTTACAATATCCTCCTCAAAATAATCCTCATTTACATCTACCAGATAACCGCTTACTTTATGTAAAAATGCCATGTTTAAACTCCTCCCATCTCTTCCCGAATACTTCTGTCACAAGCTCCCTGAATAATTTTACAGATCTCAATATACTCAGCCTTTGTAAGAAAGACTCCTCCTGTAATATCATGGACTATAGCTCTTAGATTTCTATTATCTATCATTGTTACCATTTCCTCAGCCATACTTACCACCTCTCTCCATTTACTTTTACCAGAAACTTAAAATCCTCATCAGAGCTAAACCCTAAGTCAATCAGAGTATCAGCCTGTTTCTTTGTCATTTTAAGCTCATGTGTATAGATATGCTGTTTATGTAAAGTCTCATAGGTATAAGGTACATCTCTGGATATTTTGATCCAGCCTTTCTCCTCAAGCTGTGACTCTTCCAGATAACCTCTATATCCCAGCTCAGCACATATCATAACCGCCGCCCGGTAATGTCCCTCAAAACCTGTGTTGTAAGTATCTCCCTCTGGAGAGATCCACCCAAACTCAAACTCTGGAGAATTTTTAAGAAAACACTGTTCTCTTGTAAGTGGCTCCTCATCCTCCTCCACCTCAATGATCTCTACAAAGTTATCCTCTACCGGATAAAAGGAACATCTTCCTCCTGAAGCATTAACCACTATAGGGAGATCCTCCTCTTTTATTCTCTGCCAGCCCAACACTCCACGATCATTAAACAGCTCAGGATCTATCTTATCAAAATACTCTTTTGCATATAATCCTACAGAACCTTTATAGACTGCATACTTAATCTTCATTGCTCCAGTTTCCTCCTTATCAGATTTCTTACTCCTTTTGCTTTTAAATCTGGTAAATCTACCAATGGATCCTCTAAGCCTCCCAGAGAGTCAATTACAGCCTCCAGAGCCACTCTACACTTATACAGATCTTCCATAAGACTATCCTCAATCACATAATAGTCTTTCCCATCTCCAAAAGAGATAGCTAAAGCATAGTCTTTCTTTCTCATGCTGTAGGCTTGCTCCTGAGCCTTTTCTAACCATGCTTTTTTAACTGAGATAGATTTACTCTCTACTGCCTTTGTCTTTGCCTCTATAAAGAGATCTGAGGTAATTACATCCCCTTTCAGGAAAGGAGTAGAGCCGGATCCTATCACCTGTCTCCCTCCTATATTCCTTGCAAGCCTTTTCTCCTGTTTATCACTCAGCTTTCTTGTGTTCATACTTTCCCACCTCTTCTACAGGTATTGCTTTTGCTGTAAATCTCCACTTACGGGCATCATCACCAATCATATAAAAGAGTCTTGCCTCAGCTAACATAGGGGTATCCTCAGATATACCAAACTGAAAACATTTCTTTGCTGTATTCCAGATCCCGTACTTTCTCCCGTTTCTGCCTCTGTAGTATTCTCCTCTTTTCATTCCTCAGCCTCCTGTAAATCTTTCTCCAGAATTACTCTGTACTTATATCCCTGATACTCAGGTTTTACACATCTCTCAGTTACTTTCTCTCTTCTGATCTGCCGGAACCCTAAAGCCTTTAGCCCCTCAATGATAGCCTTGTTACCTTTCTCCATAACACTTAAGCCTACTGAGAGAGCTACCATATCATCCCCGGCGGTAACTCTTGTGATTGTAAGATCTTTCTGTACTGTCTGGATCTCCTGAGTTACTTTGTCAATATCTGCCTGATTTTTATAGCCTTTCACATCTTCCTCCATCCTGATCCCACCAATCTCCCAAAGATCTTTCTTGAGTTTTCCCATGTCAAGCTCCCCATTCTGCCAGCGTCCATAGTAATCAAGAACCAAATCAAGAAACTTAGGAATATTTTTACTACTGCTTTTCTGCCAGAAATGATCCATTAGCACCTGACAAGGTAAAGTAAGTAATAACATCATAGAGGAATTTACAGCATCATCATACACCTCAGCTTTTATCTTTTTCACTTTGTCCTGAAATTCCTTATTAGCCTCATACTTAAGCTGTCCCATCAGAGACTCAGGAGTATAATTATAAACAGGTGGCTTTTTCAGTTTTTCATTTTTCTTTAACTCTCTACGTCTTTCAGCTCTCCCCATGCTAACACTTTACCTCCCTTTAAACTTTCCTGTACATCAATAACTCTCTGGTTCGCTGATCCAACCCATCTCAGAGAGGTATCTCTAAAGTATTCCACATACTCACCATCTACCAGTACATTAATCTTTCTCAGGATCTCAGGATATAACCACAAGATTTCCTCCCACATATACCCTGTATAAATCCATATCGTTTTCCCCGGATACTTCCCTTTTATCTCCTCAATGAGCTTTCCTACCTCAGGAGCATTGTAAGGAGCTAAAGGATCTCCTCCAGAGAATGTTATACCTGAGATGTAATCTTTCTCTAACAGCTCAAATAACTCAGCCTTTGCCCCCTCATCAAACTCTATACCGCCCTTAGGATCCCATGTAATAGGATTCTGACAGCCTTTACAATGATGTTCACATCCGGCTAACCAGAGGACAGCTCTTAAGCCGTCCCCGTTTAACATATCGTCCTTAGTTATATTATGATATCTCATTATCCCTCAGCCTCCAAATCATAATATACAAGCTCCTCTCCCTCAGGTAATGGACAATCATCCATACTCCACTTAAGAGACTTAATCACATCCCATCCATAGCTCAGACTGTCTACATAATCCTGATTAAATACCCGGCTATCAATGTATAACCTGTCTGATTTACCGGATCTATCAGACTCTTTCAGGTATGTATCTAAATGTCTCAGATCAGTGAGATCCCTCTTTACTGTCTCCATCTTTCCATGATGAATTGTATAAGTAATACCGTCCACAGCATCAATCAGCATCTTACAAGCCCAGTAGCTTTTTAACTTTCTACTACTTGCTGTATAGAGCCAAATCTTACCTGTATATCCCTGTAAACGTAATCTGTGAATCATCTCCACTACACGCTCAGACATTAACATAGGCTCTCCCCCGGTAATACAAATCTCCTCATACTTGAAAAGATCCTCAAAGCTCACCTTATCAATTAAGCCCAGTCTTTCATTACAGCATCCCTTACACTTCCGGTTACATTTCTTTGTAACAATCACTCTTGCTCTCATCACATACCCTCCTACAGGTTATTATTTATATTTTGACGGATCCGCTTTAACTTAATCAGGATCTCCTTTTTACCCAGTCCAGACTCTCCTTTACTGATAACATCCTCCAGATCCTCTCTGGTAGTTCTAAGGAGTGATAAATACCCATCAGCGGCTACCTCTGCCTCTTTCTCCCAGTTCTCCTGAAACTCATCTACAGCCTCATCCTTTGCCGCCTCAGTAAATCCCTCTATAGCCTCATACACATCCTCAGGGACTACCTCTCTGAGATCCTCTAACTTAAAGATCCACTGAGTTTTTCCGTCTTTCCCGGTTACTGGTAAACAGTCAGTGTTATTAAATCTACCATTCACGCTCATATCTATCACCTCCTCACGGCTTTCTTGCTAAGAGTACAATCTGATTAAAGTAAAAATGTCTGTCCATTGTATCCTTATAAGCCGCATACAGCCCGGATCTCTTAGCTACTGCATTTCTCACTTGTTCAATATCAAACTCTCTGTCAAAGTTTCTTAGCTGAGTCTCCTCATGTTTATCTCTGATAATTACCAGTCTATCAATCTCCCGGTCTGCCTCATCCATGAGCTTTTTCAGTCTCTCACCCTGTTCTTTTAGTGTTATAGCTTTTACCTGTGCCAGCTTTACCGCTCTGAGCCATGTCTCAGGATCTCCTGACTTAATAACCTCATCAGGGTTTAACTGGTGATCCATACAATAACACTCAGCATCATACAGGTTTAGAAAAACCTTTTCTCCGGCTCCCGTATCTATCAGAAAATAGTGTTTAGCCTGTAGCTTTCTTACCTTGTCTCCTGAGTATAAATGTCCATCACTCAAATGAGCTCTCATTTACTGCCTCAACTCCTTTCTCATAGAGTAGTAACCAGAATCTCCCCAACTTTTAGACAAAAAAAAAAGGAAGATCTCTAAAGATCTTCCTAAATTTCTCACTATTATTTAATTACAATATTGTCTGTATCTATGTAATCTGAAAATCCATCACCCTTGATTATGTGGAATTTTGTCTCTATATTTTCTACATCATCCATAGGATTTTCCTCAGCATCTTCCCCAAAGACTGTAAAACCGTCCTTAGCTTTCTTTCCCGGAGCAACCTCTATAGAACACATAGGATCTATCATAATCCCGTTAATGGACGTATCTCTAACCTGTACTGTGAGTTTCTGATCTGAGGTATTTTCTATCACAAAATTAACCTTGTATCCCATATTGCTCTCTTTCATTCCATCATAAGTAATAGTTAAGAGATCATCCTGATACAATACCCCATTCTCAGCCTCTTCCCCTTTCAGTTCCTTTAGCTCTGTCTGTAATTCTGCAATCTGAGCCTCAATCTCTGCAATTCTTTTTGAGTTATCTTCCTGAGCCATTACTGTAGTACCAAAAGGTACACTTAACGCTACTGATAACACTACAGCTAAAATTTTCTTACTCATAAATTATACCTCCTGTATATCCCTCAATATATTCCTCATTATACTACTTATTTACCGCCGTATCAATCACAAAACGAGCCCACGCCCTACTATCATCCTCCCCATACATTCTGTATATACAATCCTGATATGGTACTCTCCAGTATTCTCTCCCGGCTCCCTCAGCGGTCAGCCCACGCCTCTCATACTTTCTCTCTATGTTCTGTAAGTGGTGTCTAAACTGATGTAAGAAACTCTCAAGATCAGGCTCAGTAAGATAGATCTCTCCTGTAGCCTGTACATAGTTATCATCTCTTACCCAGACTGTTATAACTGGAATTGATACTTGATAGAGGTCTGAGAGATCTGTGTTAAGCTCTCTCAGTGCCTCCAGTTTCTCAAAAGGATCTCCTGTTACCCAGTCTGTTTTATTCATAAGACTTACTACAGGATCTATAGCCGGACTGTCTTTATAAATTTTCTTATATAGTTCCTCTCTTTCATCTATTCTCATGACTCTCCTCCAATTTCAGCTCTTTGTGGCTAAATTTCATCAACCCACCATTATCAGTCTTACCTTTTACATAAACAATAGTATTTCTACCCAGAGGAGAATTAAACTCACTAATAGAACACACCGTTAAAGGAAAACCATGAGGAGTTATAACAATGTCCCCCTCTTTTAACTTTCTTGCCTCAGATATTCTCATACAAAACCTCTCTGTCTTTTTTTCCCTCATTATATCATAAATCTCTACAGTTTAAATATAAACCATTTGTCCTACATCAAATGTACCTTACACACGTTACTTACAGCGTCCAGATCAGCCTCTACTAAAGGCTCTTTGATATAATGTAAAATGTTATCCTGATACCAATTTCCCTTAGTTACAAGGGATTTTCCTTTATAAATTCTCACCTGTGTTTTGTCATTTACTGCACTTACTACCTGTCTCATACTCATTACTGCCATAGCTCTAACCTACCTCCATTAAAAATGATATACTGTTTTTCCTACTGTTTTAAATGCTTCTTTTTCTCTTTTTGTCAACTGTGAGGGTGTCTTTTCATTGTATATCTGCACATTTTCATAACGGAAAACTCTATACATTTCTCTCACTGTATGGTTTGCTCTTTCATACAAGTGTTTTTCAATTTTATGTATTGACATAACTTCCACCTTTCCGGGAGCCATCAGGCTCCCAACTCCTTTACATATTCCATACCCTCAAAACTGGTAAACCCTCCGGCATTTAAGATAGCCTGTAAAGCTCTTTTCCCTCCGCAAGGAATATAAGGGGCTAAGATACCATATTTATCTCTATTTGAGCTATAAGCTACATAGCCCTTACCTTTTACATAGAAAGCCCAACCTGTAACAACTACATGGAGCTCCTTTGTACCAAACTTAGCATTTTTTAATCTTTTAATTTCCATCTCTTCCTCCCGGTCTACTAACTCAACCTTACAATTTAATGATCTCCAGTAAAATACTCTACCGTCCTCTGTTACTAAGAACTCTTTATGTAAATTGCTGTCAGCTTCTTTAAGATCATAAGCTCTACACTTAACACATTTTCCATCAATGTACTCTACTGTATAATCTTCAAACTCTGCATTTTCTTCCAGATAAGAGATAAACTCTTTAACTGTAAGCTGATCCATAAGTTTCTCTGTTGCTACCATAAACTGTACTCTGTATCTGTTATCATCACTATTTTTATATCTCATATCTCTTACCTCCGATTTTTTTATATATTGCTCCTTACAAGAGATATTATACACCTTTTGGTTAATATGTCAATAGATATTGCATAGGTTTTTAAAACTTTCTTTTTGTTCTCCTCATAAAAAGAGGAGCCTCTCAGCTCCTCCTAATTCTTCATACAATATTCAATAACACTATCCATAGACACCCATAACACATTACAAATTTTAAAGAAAACAGTTATTTTAGGAACCCTCTCACCATTCTCATATCTACTAAGGCTTACCTCAGTTATCTGAGCCCCATCTGCTACCTCTTTTTGTGTGAGCCCTCTTCCCTCTCTTATCTGCCTCAATCTGGATCCTATCTTTTTAGCCGTTAAATCATTGCATTGCTCTCTCATTTACTTTCCCCTTTAACCACTCAAACTCATCCAGATCATTGTAAAAGTAATTGATTACCCCAGCTCTGCCCTGTAGCTTCTTCTCTGATCCATCACTAACAGGAACCTTAAACCATGAGTTAGACTGTTCAATAACTCCCAGCTTTATTCCAAGATCAATAGTATCTGTACCATCATCCACTCCACGGAAATAGTTGAGAGTGTAGCTGTCCAGTCTCCTATCATTCTTTGTAACCTTATTCTTTTCCACCCGGACATTTACCACATTTCCTACAGGATCCGAATATGTACTACTTTTTTCCTCACCTTTCTCATCAAGTAAGGATCCCTTTGTAAACCATAAAATCTGTGAGCAAGCGTGAGCTATTGCTGTACCACAAGGGATTTTATACGGCTTGTACATATTTCCAATATTCTCCCTGAGCTGGTTAATCATCAGGAAAGTACATTCAGCTTTCTTACAGAGAGGTACAGCCTTATCACAAAAGGCTTTCATAAGAGCACTGTTACCTCCATAGCTTTTCTCATCCAGCCCTTTCTCCTGTACTGCCTTAGGTACGATAAAAGGAGCACTGTCTAAGACTGCTAAGCCTACCTTACCAGACTTGATATAGTCTAAGAGCATATCTAAGAGCTCCTCTCCATACTCACTCTCCGGCTGGATCAGGATAACCTTACTCCAATCTACTCCCAGAGCCTCCCCCCATTCTTTATCTATGGTATTCTCAGCATCCAGATACACACAGTATTTATCAGGATACTTTTTCTGGAAATTAGAGATAATGTCCAGAGCTGTAGTAGTTTTACCACTCTGAGGGAGTCCTACAAGCTCTATCATTCTTCCTACCGGGACTCCTCCTCTTGTGAGATAGTTCATTTTAGGAGAGGTATACGGGATAAACTCCACACTCTTGAGCTCAGAGGCTTTTCTCACAATGTTTGTTTTGTACTTTTTATTTACGCTTGCTACCAGATCATCAATCTCAGACATTCTCAGCACCTCCTGTAAGCTCCTCAAGGATCATAAAATCCTCCACATCTTTCTGAGTAAATCCTACTTTATAGTCCAGCCGCTCTATCTGATTTACAAAGTCAACTGCTACCTTATCTCCTGATTTACTTATTACTGCTACACAATCCTCACAGATTACAGCCGTTTCCCCGTCCTGATTAGATATACTGATCCCGGACTCTTCCAGCTTCTCAAGGAAAGCGTTAGTTTTATCCATAAAATCCATAGCTCTCCCTACTTTCCTACATACTCACGTATAAAGGCGTGTCTATCAGGATATGCCTTTTGCAATACAGGAACTCCACACTTCTCTTTAGGATCATTCTTAAAGTAACTCTCTCCCTTTTTGAGGAGATCATACTCCTCAGTAGCTTCAAATCCCCATAAAATATGAAAACAGTCAAAGCTACCACATTTACATCTGATCCCAAAAGGTACAGGCTTGTGTTTTTCTGGATACTTCCTATCCTGTACTGTATCCTCTAAGCCCTTTTCAAGCCACATTTTATAAACAGCTCCACACTCCCGGCACTCATAAATATAATAACCATGTACAGGAATATCCTCATATTCCTCAGATTTCTCTTTCTCCTTTGAGTGCTCCATTTCCTCACGGATCATATCCTCAACCATCTGAGCCTCTTTGTATCTTGATACCATTTTTCTTAATTTTCCACCACTTGACATTTAACTAATCCTCCTCAGATTTTAAGATCTTATTTACTGCCTCATTGATCTTAGGCATCTGCTTAGCTATCCAGTCTACAAGTACCTCATCATCTCCATACTTTGATAAGCCAGACTCAGCAAAGAAAGCATGAATAACCTCATGTCTTATTACCTCATCTCTTCTTAACTTCTTTGCTGATACTGAGTCTATATCCTCCAGAAAATCCTTAAGATCTCTGTAAATAATTTTTCTATTGTATGCCTGACAAATTCCATCAGCACCCATCCCCTCAATAGCTGAGGTATTTCTTGTTACTGTATACTCAGTTCCCAGAATATCTACTATCATTCCCGTTTAGCCTTCTTATCCATATCACATCTATCCAGTTCTTTTAAAGTCAACTTAACTGTTTCCATGTAATACTCCTCACAAAAGGCTTTCATTAACAGCAAAGCTGTTCTAAGATCCATCTCTGTAGCAATCACATGGTTACACTCATCTAATACCTCATATCTCTTTTCACTCATCTTAATCCTCCTCATTTCTCCTCACATAACTGTCTTTACTGAACCTATCCAGATCACTCTCTGAGATTCTCTTAGATAAGGCTTTCTTTAAGCCGCTATACATCTTCTCAGCCATATCCAGCTTTCCTCTCAGACTGTTATAGGTTCTCTTATAAATAACCTCTACAAGAGCCTTATCCTCTGTGAGCTGTTCTACTCTTGCCTTTCTCTCCTGTACTGTCCCGGATACCTTTAACATTGCCTCATTGTATTCCTGTCTTTTCTGACTGGAGCTTATATCTGCCATAAGTCCAAACTCTTCCAGCTTCACCCCAGCTCTATACATAAGAGCCGGGATCTTAACACAATAATACTCAAGCTGTGTATCTGGAATATCCTCTATAGAGCTCTCTCCAATGCTGTCCATGATAACCTCCAGCTCCTTAATAGCGTTATCAAGATCCTCACTGTATTCTTTTGTAAGTTTCTCACTAAACTGTACAGCTACAGAGCTCTCCTCCCGGACTTCTTCAATCAGCTTTTTGAGCTTCTCACTACTTGCCATGAACTGTAACCTCCCGTAAAAATTTGTTATACATCTTCTCCAGATGATCCAATCTCCATACAGGAGACATATCACCACTTACAATTTTAAACACTGTATGAGGAATCACCCACGCAAAACGGAAGTTACCAGACTCCCAGTTAATCCAGATGTTAATACCATCCCCGTCTATATACTGATCCTCTGTATTGTAACCATTTCTACATACAGCCCACTTAGTAAATCCACTATCCTCTAACCACTTTGTAACTACCGTCTTATTTACTCCCATGAGATACTCCTCCTCTCCTCACAATGTCCACGGCTCTCTTTACACTTACCGCCTTAAAATATCTGTGAGGGACACTCTCAGTAGACATTACAATACCGCACCCCTCCAGCTCTTTTACAATCCTGTCCTCCATCCTCTGAAAGTTTTTCACTTGCTGGATGTTAAAATCTACAGCAACATTGTAATTATGCTCTAAGGTTCTTATATACTGGATCAGATCCGCTTTCTTCATGTTATTAAGGGTACTGTCTGCCTTTGTCTCACAATGCTTTCCAACCTGACTAATATCCATTAACACTCCCACCTATCTCACCTCCACACTTAACTCATATCTTTTAAGCCATGAGCTCAGGTCATATCTGTACAGGGTTCTTTTCTTCTCTGACGGGATCCTGATACCATGCTCTCTAAAGAACTCTATAGGGATACTCTTTCTCTCTCCAGCTTTTACAAAATTCTCCACATCCCCTACAGAGAGAAAATATGTTTCCTCCAAATCCCGGAAGTTTACCAGATACCCCCCATAAACTCCCAGATAATTTACAGCCTTTAACATCCCACTTAACTGAGCTGGTCGGATCTTTGCCAGAGGGAGACTCTTACCTTTGTGAGTCTTAAGCTCTAAGAGAATCAATACAGGAAATTTATATAACCGGAAGTCAGCCGGATTACTTACCCCATAAAAACCACTTGTATCATCTTTGTATCTTTCAAGAAAGCAATCAGCCGGGACACTGTCCTTAAACTCTTTCTCAAAGACCTTTCCCATGTTCTTCTTTCTCTCAGCCATTAAACCAACCCTCCTCTCCTACAGGAGGAATATATGTATCAGCTATCTCTCGTTCTCTCTGAGCATTCTCAAGCCGCTTACACGCCTCTTTATATCTGCAATAAGTACATTTATCCTTATCAGCCGGAGGAGCCTCTCTACGGTGCAAATAAGAGTTTACACGGTGTATCTTTCTTATTACCTCATCTTTCATCTCATCAGTGATCTTCCAGAGGTAAGGCTTTTTACTACAGAAATTACGATCCTCATAAAAGAAAAGTATGTAATCAATCCCTAACCCCAGACCGTAACAAGTAGCCTGATACTTATGATCCATCTTAGGCTCATATCTCTTAGAGTGCTGGTAAGTGCTTTCTGTTTTAATCTCTAAGATCACATCTTTACCCATGAAATTTAAAACTCCGTCCGGCTGGAACCAGATACTCAGCTCATCATTTTTACACCTTGCCTCTGTATGATCTTCATTCCATCCTACAAAATCTGTGTTTACCCCTTTTGCCTGAGCCTCTTTTACCATCTCCTCCAGATCCAGAGTTTTTACTCCCTCCATAGACTCTACAAGGTGCTGGATCCGTAAATGTCTATCTGTCCCGGAGTGACAAATCTCCATAAGGTTTATATCATGCTCCTCCTTATCCTGTTCCTCTCCTGTCCTCATAAAATAAAGCATCCTCTCACATCCATACATAGAAGAGGGACGGAAATAATCAGCCGGGATAGGCTGTTTATGTTCTTCCTCATACTTAACTACAGCCGCCTCATACCCTTTAAGAAAAGCATCCTCAAAGGATACGTTAGCGGCGTTCTTTCCCTGAGCTACCTTGATTAAACTTGATAATCCCATGATCCTGTATCCTCCTTTTTTATATTCACTGAGTGATAACCAGATCTGAAAAGAAATTTAGACAAAGAAAAGAGCTCTTATGAGCTCTTTTCCTTTAATGCCTCCAGCATCTTACAAACCTTTTCCAGATCTTCATAACTGAGATCAGCATATTTATAATCTTTAAGATATGCCTCCATCTGAGATCTCTTTCTCTGTAAAGCTATTTTCTTCTGTTCTTCCTCTGTAGATTCTATCAGATACTTTCGCCGCCTACTATACGGATCTCTCTTACCATACTCATCCCCATCTCTCTTATATCTGGAAATAACACCACAACATCTAACATATACCATCCCTGAGGGAGTTTTCTTTATAACTGTACCTATATACTTTCCAATTCCTGAGAAAGTATCACTGATAACTACTACAACATTATCTCCAACCTGTAAATTATCTGTACTAAACATCTCTTTCCTCAGCCTCCAGTTTTGTCTCTGTACATTCTCCCTCCAGCACAACTACAGTGGTTTTTATATGAGCCTCTGATCTCATTCCTACCTGACCTACTCCTATAGCTGTTACACTTACCGCTCCGGCGTACTCATCCGGTATATCAATTATTACTCTTTTCATCAGTGCCTCCTACTCCATATCTCCCAACACACTCATTACAGAGCCGAATCTTTACAAACCGATCTATAAACCTATTCCATGTTTCTCCAGATCTATAGGGTTCCATCCAGACATATCTTTTACAATGAGAGCACATGACCGGGATTACTGCAAATCTGTTACTTTTCAGCTTCACTTTTGATCCGCTCCTCCTGTAATCTCTGTCTCTCCTTATACTCCTCAGGAGAGATCTCTGTAAATGATACCTCATTCTCTTTAAAGTATCTGTTTACCTCAACTCTTTCCCCGTCTGCTTTCTTTATGTATAAAATAGCTATTGTATCAAAGTCCCCATTTTTACGATCTGTCAAAAGCTCATCACATACAATAATATCCGGTCTACTGTTAGGCATATAAGGAAGAGTGAGCGGATACATCTCATCATAAATTTTTGCTACAAAACCATTGTGCCAGCTTACATGAGGGTTCTCCTCATTTGTACAGTAATACCTATTTATATCACTGTAAGTTACTGATCCATTCTGAGCAACTCTCTTAAACAAGCTACTCATTCTCTTACACTGATACTGTTTACTTTTATCTCTGCTATCAATACGGGGCTCTCCCCATACCTCCTCTGTATCCTCAATAGGAGTAAGAGGCTTTCCATCAATCAGGCGGTTAAGGATATTCTTAGTAAATCCAATACTCATACCGCTATGACCGTCACCTAAGAGGCTCTCAAAAGCTCTCATAGCACTGTCATAGCAAGCACAACCATAATCCCACTCACCCTCAGGCTTATCTCCTCTTTCTCTTTTACTTGCAATAGCTACCTCATTTTTAGCCCATTCTAACATACTCATTACTTACTCCTCCATTTCACAATATTTTCTGTACATGGTTTACTGGTATCCCAGCTATACCACAAATCATTTCTGTAGTTATAAAATACTTCCAGCTCTTTCCCGGACTCTGTAAGTCCTATTACATTGTCTGAGCAATACTGAAAGCTCCCAGTTACAAGAGGGGTATCCTCCTCACAAGATACCCACTCTATTTTTTTTACTCATAACTTATACCCCGTATTTCTCAGCTAAATTCTCACCATACCAGTAATCATTAACCTCAGCATCCACACTCATAGGGAGATCAATCAGGCTATGTCCTACTCTCTTCATGGTTCCCACTAAGAACTCAGCTCCCTCTTTAATGTGATCCTCAGGTACTTCCATGATTAACTCATCATGTACGGTAATAATCATGTGACAGTCCAGAGCCTTATACCGTGGATCATTGTAAATAGCAATCATGGAAAGTTTCATGATATCCGCTGAGGATCCCTGTATTACTGAGTTAAGGCTCTGTCTGTGAGCCTCCTGATATCTGTAATCATCTTTATCCTCTAACTGCATATCCGGCAATCTTCTTTTTCTTCCTGTGATAGTAGTTACATAACCATAAGTCTCAGCCATATTTTCAATCTTAAGGCGGTACTGGTTAATCTTAGGAAAGCTCTTGTAAAAGTTATCAATCAACTGCTGAGCCCACTCAGCACTCTTATTAAACTGTTCTCCAATAGCTATAGCTCCACGCTCATACATGATACCTAAGAGTACACTCTTCATAGTTGTACGTCTGTGTTTACCCTCAGCGTTTACAGTTCCATCAGGATAAAACTCTCTACAGTCCTCATAAGGTAACTGATACACCTGAGATCCCATGATAGCATAAAGATCTTTCCCCTCTTTGTATGCGTTAATCATACTCTCATCACCTGACAGGAAAGCCAGTACACGGGGCTCAATCTGTGAGAAGTCTCCACCCACCAGCTTATACCCATCACGGGCTTTAAAGATCTTCCTGATCCTCTTCTCCTTTGACGGGATATTCTGGAGATTGATTTTACTTACTGTATCAGAGCTTGAAAATCTTCCCGTCTTTGCCCCATACTGGTTATAGGTGGTATATACCGCATTGATCTTAGGCTCTTTCACTTGAGGAATCTTATCCACATAGGTTCCTAACAGCTTTTTGATTTCCTTAAATCTCTGATAATTCTCCAGAAACTCAGCAAACTCTCTTGATTTCTTTGTATCTTTCTTTTTCGCTGTACTGAGAAATTTCTGTATGATCTTATCTCCTGTCCCCCGTGGCTCTTTACGGCTTACACTTCTCAGCTTAAAAATGTCATAGAATAAAGCCGCCACCTGTTGAGGACTGCTATAGTTAATCTTGCAAGTACCCTTTGTGAGTCTCATCAGGTTATTATGATCCAGTATGTATTGTTTAAACTGTTCCACATAAGCATCACACTTAGCCTCTACCTCTACCATTTCCTTGTTGAAATCTTCTGAGAGCTCCTTAGCAAAATCCTCTCTGATCTCTACTCCTCTCATTTCCATATCAGTACAGAGTGGGATCAGAGGCATCTCTACCTCACGGAAAACATAATACATTTTCCTAAAGTCCTCACGGGGATGATCCTCTCTAAGATACTGAGCCTGAAATTTATATAGAGCATAGGTCTTAAATCCATCATTCGCACCATATACAGTAGCTACATCAATAGGAACATAGTTAAATGGGATCCCCTCAAACAGATCCCCATAATCCTCAGAGGATCCTTTACCGTGGAGGATGTACTTGTTATAGAGTGGCTTCAACCCGTGAGGCTCATTCTCATTTAAGACATATCCAGCTATCAGGGTATCCCAGTAAATATTTACTATGACCTGTTTCCAATCCCACGCCAGTTTCTTATTATCAAACTTGATATTGTGGTTAATACATCTAAGCTCCTGATCCTGTAAATAAGGGAGCATTATATCCCTCACTTGCTCCTCACTCATCTGATCCGCAACTCTTACATTCTGGAGATCTGTGTGATTAAATGGAACATAAGCACTTGTCTCTCCCGGAGTGTATAAACAGATACCCACAAGGATATCATTGTAAATATCTAACCCTGTTGTCTCTACGTCCAATACATACTCTCCAGACTGCTTACAGTGATCCATGTACTCCTTTAATCTCTCTGGAGTCCTGATAGTTTCAACCTCTCCCTCTGCGTGGAGTCTGCCAGATTTTACAAGCTCCTGAATAACTGCAAGAGCGTTCTCCAGCTTATTCTTATTTCTCTTTACTGTTACATTACACACTTTATTATGTATCAGTCTTTTACTGATATCATCCATTCCGACCTCTTCCCGGCTCATATTTATTTCCAGTCCTTTTCTGTCCACCCTGTTTCCTCCTGTTATAAAAATGGGAGTGAAACTTTACCGCCTCACTCCCATCAGCTTAAAATACTCTGGTACTGTCTCCGGCTCCATCAGATGAGCCGCCGCCCTCATTGTTGTTATTCTTCTTTACTTCCAGTCTACCCTCAATAGCCTTGATCTGATCCTCAGGAGATAAGTCTAAGATCAGGGAGCCTACAAGGTTCTGCTTTTCCGGTAACTCTCTCTCAGTCTTATCTTTAGGGAAATACTGATAAGTAGTTTTCATGCTACCCTTAGCCCCGGATCTCTTAATCTTAATGTCTCTTGCGTTGAGATCTCCATACTCCTCAATGATACCTAAGATCTGCTTAATGTCTGTGATACCTCTCTCCCAGAGCTGGAGCTGTTTCTCTTTATCTTTCTCATCAAGATTAACCATCTGTAAGAACATTCTAAGCTGTGACTTAATACCAGCTTTACAGAGCTCACAGCCCTCTCCTTTGCAAAGTACAGTTCTGTCTCTTCCTGATCCATCCACATCCAGCTTATGTACCTCAAATACATCCAGATCATACTTAGGGGATCCGTCCGGCTCAGTACCGATAGCTCCCTTATGTAACATTCTGACTGTTGCTGAGTCTCCATCATCTTTCAGTGAAAACCAACCAGCTTTTGAAAAGCCCTGACTCTCATACTTATTGATTAACTCTCCTAATGATTTTCCCATTGTTCCTGTATCCTCCTGTTTTTGTTTTTTTTTTATTTACAGTGCCATAGCCTTTAAAGTGCTATACAGGCTACCAACTGCATACTTTTTAGAAACATTCTTTCCTACTAACACATCTGCTACTTTTTCCTCAGGACTTTGAGCAATCACAATAGCCTTTCCCGTAACCAGTGCCAGTAAAACATTTAAACGTTTTCTCAT